CTTGTTTAAATTGCGGCATTGTTTACAAATACAAGGATGTTGAAGAAGAACCAACTGGCGAACCGGAGAAAATATCGGAAGAAATATCACAGTTAATAAAAAGATGTCTAAAAATGGTTAGGTTTACTAAGGAGGTGGAAAACTCATGAAAAACCTTGTTAGGTACTGCCTCATCGGCTACGTGGTTGACAAGGGGTTCAACGTCCTGGTGGCAGTAGTGGCCATCACAGGCATGCTGTGGGCGTTCAACGGGTTGTTTAAGTTATGGTAACCGGCGAGGCCGGAGAAAGGAGATTTTAAATTGATTTCCAAAGAAGAATTGGCCAAATTAATAAAGGAGGCCCGGGAGATGAAGTCTAAGGCGATAGGTAGACGATACACGCAGAAGATGCTTGCTGATGACATAAATAAATCCCAGAGTTACATTGGAGATATTGAGTCAGGCAGGACTTATCCGACATTGGTAGTGTTAGGGGATATCGTCCAGGCTTGCGGTGTCCCAGGTTTATTTTCCGATATAGAGAAAAAAATTGTCGAAGGAGGTATAACCCCATGAAACTCAACAGCGAAGCAATCCGCGAGGCGATGGAGCCGGAAAGGGAACGGTTGACACTCTGGGACGTGGCACAAATGGTGTTTGTGGTCGGAGTGCTGGCGGTGATGCTGCTGGCGTGGGGGCGGGGGATGTAGTGCCGGGCAAACGCATTGAGTTTCAATATGGCGAACAAGCCCCCATAGTTCGCGAGTTCAACAGAATTAGCGCCAGAGAAAAGCGGGAAAGGTTTCTTGCGCTGTACGAGGCACTGAAAGAGATGATGGATGCGCTGGAAAAACTAGCCGGGGGTTTACCCGATTCAACCTTCACGGATCCATATTTCAAGATGCGGGAGGCCATCGCCAGCGCCGAAGGGAGGACCGCCGAGTGAGCTATGACTGCTATGTAGATCGAGTTGTTCACAGAAAAAGAAAATCGCCCTCGAGGGCGACATGTAAAATATCCTACTGAAATCTTACCACGAAAGGGGCGAAAATAGCAATGGCACTTAAACAGTTCTGCGATAGATGCGGAAAGCAGGTTGAATATAAGCGATATGATTCATGCGGTCAAACCATAATGGTTTCCAGGGAGGGGTTATCAACCAGCTTTAATATTCTCGTTAATATTGACGGCATGGGGATAAATAAAAACTGGTGCCGAGAATGTTGCGCCGAGGTTCTCCCCGGATCTGTCATGACTGATGCCGCCAAACGACTGGATAGAGATAACGCGCAACAAACATTAGCTGAAAAGCTAGAAGAGATTATCCGCGAAATCGTCCGCGAGGAAATACCGGAAAGTTAGGTGAAACCCATGCCCGACCACATCACGCGCCAGAAAGTAACCTGCCCCGTGTGCGGCGTATGTCACTACACGTTTGCCATTGGATATTGCCCGGAGTGCAGTGCTGACCTTGGAGGTAGGACGGTTGTGAGTATCAAGGAGTTTTGTAATGTCACAATTAACCCGCTTACCGGATCCATTACGGTGCGTCCGGAGTGGGAATAAAAGGAGGATAATCATGGATTTAAAAGTCGTTAGAACCGCAGATTTATTTAACGAGTTAAGAACCAGGGAAGGCGTCCAAGAGGTAATTATTTATCCCTATGCGGGATACTCGGTGCATGTAAACGCAGACGGCGACGATGGACCGGTAGATATTGAAGAAACTGGACCAGCAAGTATTTTAATTGTAACGGATTAGTTAACTCCTCTCCCAATACCCGGGCAACCGGATATTTTTAAAACAATCCCCGGCACGGCTGGGGCTAAGAAAGGATGATAAACGTGGAAATAAAGTGTATCTACATGGAACCGAAGGATAGGCCGATTGAAAAGGCGGAATTTCAGGTTGACGGTGGAGCAGTAGTAACAGTTGATATTTGCAATGAGCATGTACGTCCCGTTCGACTAAAATGGCAATCTAGTGTTCAGACTGCCAGTTTTAGCAAGTCTGACTTCGACGACTTCGCCGCCCTCGTCAACCGCATCAACAAACAGATCGGTAATGTATAGCTACCCAACCCTACAGCACCCGCAAGCCACCCGCCTAACCCCGGGCACAATCGCAGAACACAAACTCCTGCCCGGGGTGGCGCTGGTAGTCATCAGTGGCCCGGAGCGAGGGTTGCGGGGCGATGTTTACAGAGTGCAGATGCCGGACGGCCAGGTTGTGCCGGTGAAGCGGGAGAATTTGAGAATGTGAGGCGATACCGATGTCACTCGTAAGATGCACAGCAAGACCTTGTAGGTGGCACAAGGGTCCCGCAGAGGACATTTGCATAGCGAAGGTTATTGACATAAAAAACAAAGAGTTTGACGGCGTTGAAGATGAACAGGTATGCAGTACATTCTTTTGGGATGATGTCAAATATGATGAATACTTGGATTATTTGAAAAGTCAGTGGAAAGCGAAATTTTAGCGGGAGCGTGATAATGATGCCAGCTAAATGGTTTATCTGCCCCGATGGAGGGCAAATTGAAATAAGCGACTGCCTTACTACTTGCCGTATATCAGACCAATTATCAGCCGGTAGATGTCTCTCACTCCGTACGCTCCGGCTTATCGCAGAGCAGCGTGAATGGGGTGGTATACCTTCCACGACACAACTCCTTAAAGGTACACGAGAGGTTTACCTGGAGATTACCACAGATTACACCATAAACCCCCAAGACGAATTATTCCGCGTCCACGGCACGAAAGTACATGCAATCCTTGAGCAATATCACGACAACGCTTTAGGCGAGGAGCGCCTCACAGATGAAATATGCAGCGGCCAGTTTGATTTCTACGACCCCGACACGCAGACGCTTTACGACACCAAGACATGGGGCAGTTACAAGATTATGAAGGCGCTTGGACTGCGGCAGATTGAGGTCGATACCGGGGAAGTTTACAAGACTGGGGCTAAGAAGGGACAACCGAAAACACGCAAAGAGTGGACTGGAGGCGGCGAACCGGATCTGTTTAACGAGGAAATCCAATTAAATGACTACCGAATGAAGTTGGAGGCCGCAGGGTTCCCGGTGCAACAAATGGTTATCGAAGTCTTGGCGCGGGATGGTAACACATATATGGCGCGGAACCGGGGGATTGAGCAGAACGGGGTGTTGATATCGATAAAGAGACTAGAAGACGGATTTATTATAACCTACCTAAAAGCAAAACGCGGTAGTTTAATTGGGGCTTTAGAAAACGGCAACATACCAAGTCCGTGCGATGCTCGCGAGTCTTGGGAAGGGCGTAAATGCGAACGATACTGCCGGGTGAAGGAGGCTTGTCAGTGTGAATAAATCCGAAAGTATCCAAAATCTTGCCAAGGCACTTGTCGGCTTTCAATCAGAAGTAAAAAATCCCGCAAATACAGCAAATAACCCGTTTTTCAAGAGCAAGTATGCACCATTACCCGAAATCTTAAACGATGTCCGTCCACTTCTATCCAAACATGGGCTGTCACTATTACAGGCTCCCAGCGGTGATGGTGACAAGATAGTGATTACAACGCTACTAATGCACGAATCCGGGGAATGGATAGAGACTTGCCCCCTTATCCTCAAGGCCGACAAAGCTACAGCGCAGGGGGCCGGTAGCGCAATTACATACGGACGACGCTATGCCCTGTCTGCTATTCTGGGAATTAGCTCAGAGGACGACGACGACGGGAATCAGGCCACAAAAACAGCAGACAAGAAACCACCAACCCCACCAAAGACAGTATCGCAGAAGCCAACTGATGCGCCTACAAAGGTAAACTTTGCCGGGTTCTGGGTTGAGACGAAGAAACTAGGCTTCACGCGGGAACAGGTCCACCAGTTTGCCGGGGTGGAGAGTATCAGCGGTTGGACTAAACCACAAGTTGACATGCTGTACAAGCAACTTAAAAAAGTCAAAGAAGAGGAAGCAAAAAGTGCTTAAGCGTAACGGTTGTATAGCCAGCGAAACAGGCGCGGCCAACCCCGCGCCAATCCAAAGGAGCGTGATTATATGCCAACCGACGCTGACCTATGGCGCAAATGGTACGAATATAACGACCGCCTTGCCGAGCTACGCAAGACACACAGCCTACACTCCCCCGAGGTCGTAGCGATTAGCCAGGAACTTGATGCGGTAGTCGGGGTGATGATGGCGAGGGGAATAGTGGAGAGGAGGAAAATATCGTGACCGATCGTGAGACGGTAAGGGTTAGACACCTTCTAGATATGCCCGAAATAAGGCTTAGGCATCTTCTGGACGTGTCTGAAAAGCAGCGGGAAGAGACAATGGACGGCCTACGGGAAGTGGCGAAGCAACGGGATGAACTTGAGGCTGAAAACACCCGCCTCCGCGAAGACCTCGCCGCCGCGAAGGGGCGGGAGGCGCAAGTGGTGGAGGCGTTGGAGAAGATCCAAGACTATGCCTTAGAATACCAAGATTTAAACACCGACATGAAAGAAATTTCTGCTATGGCCAAACAAGCCCTCTCCGCCGATGGCCGGGCCTACGCCGAGCGGGTGAAGCGGTTGGAAGAGGCGCTGGAAGATTGCCTTAAATGGTTCAACTCAAATGAGGTACAGATTTGTTTCTCGATGTGCGCCATGCGCGACATAACTCAGGTTTCAAAAGAGTTCTCTGATTGGGCCGGGAAGGTATGGGATAATGCCAGAGCCGCCATGGAGGTGTCCGCAAATGGCAGTTAAACGGATTTGCCCTAAATGTAAGCGCCCGAGCTACTCAGCCAACACGCAAACGCCTATGCCATGTCCGTACGAGGGCTGCGGCGGGGTTGTGCCGCCGCCGAAGGAGGGGAAGAAGAATGGGTGAAAATAGCGCAATCGAATGGACAAAACATACATGGAACCCTTGGCAGGGATGCAGAAAAGTAAGTAGTGGCTGCGAAAACTGCTATATGTACCGCGATAAGAAAAGGTATGGGCAGGATCCCGCTACGGTTATTAGATCAGCTAAAAATACATTTAATCTGCCGCTGAAATGGAGCGATCCTGCTAATGTATTTGTCTGTTCCTGGAGTGACTTTTTTATCGAGGATGCGGACGAATGGCGTCCCGAAGCATGGGAAATTATCAGGAAAACTCCACACCTAACTTATCAACTACTTACCAAGAGAGAGTTAAACATAGCAGATAGGCTGCCTGCTGATTGGGGTAATGGGTATCCAAATGTCTGGCTGGGTGTAACCGCCGAGAACCAGGAGCAGGCTGATAAGCGGATTCCGTTACTTTTACAGACACCGGCGGCGGTATATTTCGTAAGCCACGAACCTGCGCTTGGGTCAATCGTGTATCCATCCGAATTTTTAGCCCTGGGTAGAAAGGCTCTGATAATCACTGGCGGAGAAAGCGGTCCCGGCGCAAGACCGATGCACCCGGATTGGGCAAGGCTAGACCGGGATCAGTGTCAGGCGGCAGGAGTACCCTACTTTTTTAAGCAGTGGGGTGAATATAGTCCAATATTTGACGGCAAAACCAGATATGAGAATGTCCACAGTGGGGCCGGGATGGATGAACCATGCCCTATGTATCGTGTCGGCAAAAAAGCCGCTGGCCGCCTCCTTGATGGTCGCGAACATAACGAGATGCCCGCGGTAAAGCCATGACAACCCCAACCTGCCGCTGCCGCGTACGCCGGTGGCACTCAGACACGGGCGGCGGTATATCGGGATCGAGTTAAAACCGAAGTATGTGGAGATGTCACGGCGGCGGATAGAGGACGATGCCCCGTTATTTAATCGGTTAGCGATAGAGTGACAAGGAGGTGCGGAATGGTAGCAATAGCAAGGGTATTTCCAAGAATAACAAAAGCCACGCCAAATGATGAATTATGCTTCTTTGATGCCCCTGGAATGTTTCTACCGCCCATAGACGAGGTTCACATTTCCGTGGCGTTTACCTACGACCTAGACAAGGCTCATCAACTAGCTGAACAATGGCGGCACATAGCACCGGTTAAGATCGGCGGCCCGGCCCTGGATGAGCCAGGCGGTGAGTTTATACCGGGGAGATACATCAAAAAAGGCTATGTGATCACTTCCAGGGGATGCCCAAATAAGTGTCAAGTGAATGGTGTATTTTTCTGTCAAGTGCCCATCCGCGAAGGTGGAGTAATCCGGGAACTAGAGATTAAAGAGGGTAACAATGTTCTCGACGACAATTTACTGGCCTGTTCTGACGATCATATTAAAAAGGTATTCGCTATGTTTAAGCGCCAGAAGTATGGCAGGCCAATGTTTACCGGGGGCCTTGAAGCCAAAAGACTTAAAGATTGGCATATCGAGCTTTTGCGGGGCTTGAGGCCGAAGGAAATATTCTTCGCTTACGATAACCCTATTAAATACGAACCACTTGTAGGGGCTGGTAAAAAGCTATTAAAAGCCGGATTTACAACCGCCTCCCACGTGTTGAGAGCATATGTGCTTATTGGTTATCCTGGTGACACCTTTGACAAGGCCGAGAAACGACTGAACGACACTATCAAGGCCGGATTCCTGCCCATGGCTATGTTGTACCGGGATAAGAAGGGCCAGAGAAATACAGAGTGGGCAAGGTTTCAACGTTTTTGGGCCAGGCCAGCGACGGTAAATTTAAAGATGAAAGCGGTTAGAGCTTAGTGGAGGTGCGGCGTGGTAAGCCGTAAGCGAACTGGTCGGTCATACGGGAAGCGTCATCGGTGCCCTGAATGTAAAAAACTGCATAACGGCGCAAAAGGAAAGCCATGTGCAAAATGTAGTCCTGTTAAGGGATAAGGCCCGGATGATCGGCGTGGGGAGATGAAATTGGAAGTGTACTTCGGGGGAACGGAAAGACCTAATACTCTACATACCCTGGCTCGAGCCGGTGGAAAGCGGATAATACTTTCTTATGCTGAGCCACCAACCTACTCCTGCTGGAAGATTATCCGGGAGTATGGGTTTGAGGTACTACTTGACTCCGGAGCATATAGCGCATGGAAGCGCGGTCGAAGCATTAGCCTTGATGATTACATGGACTATATCCGGGAGCACCACATAACCCAGTATTTTAACCTTGATGTAGTTGGAAATCCGGAGGATACGGCAGTAAATCAGGCTACCATGGAGGCGGCAGGGCTAAGCCCGATACCTGTTTTTCACTACAATGAGCCATGGGAACTACTTGAGCTACTTATTGCAAAATACGCGCTAGTTGGCCTTGGTGGAACGGTTGGACTTCCATACCGAGATAAAGTTTACTGGTTGGAGCAAGTTTACAGCCGGCACCCCGAGGGAAGGTTTCATGCTTTAGGAATTACCAGTGAGCGGATACTGACACAATTCCCATTTACCCAAGTTGACAGTACGTGGTGGGTGTTTAAGAACCGAGAAAAAGTGAAGCGGCTTGCCCCAGGCAAAGACAGGAAAGAGGAGCAGGAAGCCCGTGTCAGGCATCTTATGGCACTTGAGAAGGAAAGCGGCAAGGGATATCAGCTGGCACTTGGATTTTAGGGGGCGCGGGGATGGCAAGCGGATACATCAAACTTCACAGATGTTTATTAGACAATCCGTTATTTGATAATGAAAACCTCCTTAAAGTTTGGGTTTGGTGTTTACTTAAAGCCAGTCATAAAGAGCATGAACAACTTGTTGGACTTCAAAAAGTTATCCTAAAACCAGGGCAATTTGTCTTCGGCAGAGACAAGGCTGCGGCAGAATTAAAGCTACATCCCTCGTCACTGTATCGTTACGTAAAAAAATTAGAATTGAGTGAAAGTTTGGTCATCCAGCCGAACAACAAATTTTCTATTGTAACCATTGAGAATTGGGTTTTTTATCAGGGTGAAGGGGATCAGCCTGAACAACAAAATGAACAACAAATGAACAACAAACGAACAACAAATGAACAACAAATGAACACAAACAAGAATGTAAAGAATGTAAAGAATGTAAAGAATAAAGATCTTAACCCCCCTCCCCCCCTACAACAAAAATTCAAGTATGCCGAATTTGTCAGCCTGACTAATGATGAATACTCATCACTTGTGGCGAAACTCGGAAGCGAAGAACGTTTTAATCGGTGCGTTGAAATATTGGACAACTACAAGGGGGCTAATGGGAAGCGGTATAAATCAGATTATCGGGCGGTTTTGAATTGGGTTATTGCCAGGCTTGAAGAAGAAGAAAATAAAACAAGACCTTCCCCAGTGCAACAAAAATCAGTAGCAGAACAAAGTCTTGATAGGTGGGTGAATGGTAGTGACTAAGCAGGAAATTAAAAACTTAATAACTTTTGCGGCAGCTAATTTTCCAGGTATGCAAAACAAGGAATTAGCTGAAACGGCAAAACTTTGGGCAGAAATGTTGGGGAAATTACCTTATCAGCAGGTTAAAGAGGCGCTTAAAAAGGTGCTGGCCACGGCAAAATTCTTCCCCACGGTTGCAGATATCCAGGGGGCAATACAAAGCATCAAAGACGATCAGCGAAACACTTCCTTTCAGCCGCTAAAAAAAACGGGATGTACTGTTTGTGGAGGTGGTGGCTTTAGAGTAATTTTGCAGGATGGCGAGGAGCGCTACTGCCGGTGCCCGTGCCAAGCAGGCGACAGATTAAACGGCTGGCCGATGGCCCCGAGCTGGGCGACGCAGACAGACCGGCGGATCCTGCAAGGGGAAAAGGTTACTGTTAATTTTTAGAGGAGGTGACCACATTGCAATCCCACAGAACCCTACACAAACACAGCATCCCCGCAACGAAACCATATGCCGGCAAGGTAGGCCGTCCGGCGGGAACGGTAGCGCCGAAGATACAAGGCGAAAAAGTTACGATACTGGATAATGGCTATGACTGGGACTGGTACCCTGCGGAGATGCAGCAGTTCCGCGAAATGTGGAAAGCCGGGATAAGCCTTCCAGACATAGCAGTACGCCTCAAGCGACCACAAAAAGAGGTGGCGCTGCTGTGGCTGAACGAGTCGTTCGAGGGACGGATTCAGGAACGCGAAGGGGGACTGCTTGGATGCTTTGTTTAATATGCCGCAAGCACCCGGTTAGAACCGGTGATCTGTTTTGCTGGAAGTGTGCCTTGGGTGAGTATCCCGATGGCAGTTTACACAGGAGACTGTATCCGAAGTGTAAGGATGCCCCGCAGAAGCCACAGGATGCCCACAGCGGCGAGTTAATCGGCTAGGTAAGTAAGTTTACCTGAGAGGAAAAAGGAGGGCTTAGAAGTTGGATGAAGTCATGGAGACAGTTATTACAGACATGTTCGAAAAGGCCACTGCAAAGGGAATGGAGTCAGGTGCGAAAGCAGAGCGGGAGCGCATACACGCGCTGGTTAAAGCAAGAATGGAGATAACTACTACTTTTGGCAGAAGGGACACACTGAATTGGGTGCTGCGGGAGTTGGAGAAAGACACGCCGGGGGAGGATGCCGATGGCCTGGATTAGATTTACCGCTTATGGAATACCGCAGCCCAAAGGCTCCACAAAAGCCTTCGTGGTAAAAGGCAAGGCCGTCACGACCAGCGACAACACAAAGCTAAGGCCCTGGCATGAGGTTGTCGCCTACGTAGCGCAGGGATACCGGCCAAGGGATGGATTGCTACAAGGTCCGGTGGTGGTGGAACTACTTTTCTGCCTCTTGCGGCCGAAATCTGTAAGCATGAAAAAGCGGCCATTGCCAACGGTCAAGCCGGACCTGGATAAACTCACCCGCGGTGTCTGTGATGCGTTGAAGGGGACGATATACGGGGATGACAGCCAGGTCGTGAGTATGAAGGCGGATAAAGTTTACGGGGATCCGCCGAGGGTTGAAATCAGCTTGAAGGAGGCATGAGCGTGAAAAATTTCCATTGGGCAACGCTTTTAGAAGTATTTGCAATATTGATATTCGGAGCATATATAACTTTTGTTGGTTTTACCGTTTATAAATCACTTCATGAGCCAACTATATCGCAGTTGCAGGCCGAAGTCCAAAGCCTTCGTGTCGACATTGAAGACATCAAAGCCGTGCAGGGTAGCGAAATCTACGATCAGATCCGCAAGGAGCGAGAGAGGAGGGCGACGCCGTGAATTTGCCAGAAGTTGTTTTTAATGACGATATGAATAAGGTGTATCTAGCAACAAAAGGTTACTATGACAGCATTAAACTCATTGACTATGGAAAATTTAGAGAAAGAATCGTTAGTGAAGTTTTTAAAGCAACCGGATTTAAAATAAAAGAAACTAGCATTAAAAACATTAAGTTAACAGAACTTGTTTTTACTGAATCAGGGCTTAGTGCTGATAGTTGGATACCGCTAGAAAGTAGCGGCATTAAGATACAAAAATATATTGAATGTGAATTTACTTACACGGAGGACACGCCATGACCACCATTTACGCCGCCAATGAAATTATATGGATATTAACCACACTTGCCTTATTTATCGCTATTTTCTTCTGGGTTCGGCAGTGGCGCAAGCTGGGCGAGCGGATACAGCCTCCTGTGGTGCGGCTAATGGATCGCGAATATATACCGGCCCCGAAACCGGCGCCGACGATTGTGCAGATGAGCAGGCGGGAGCCGATGAGGAAGCGCAAAGTCAAGAAACAGGAGCGAAGGAGGAGGGTTTGGGATGAAGGGAGAGATGCCAACGCCAACAAGCAAGGCAAGAAATCACAGGTCCCACAACTTGTGACACAGGCAAAATAAAAAAACGAAAGGCAGGTGAATCCCGCTTACGTTATCGGTTGTGATTAAGTGTATATGTCGCCCCGTCAGGGTAGTAGCTGGCGGGGCATCCAAATAAAACTGGGGGTGTCAATATGAAGCCAGGCGATATCGACAAACTTGAGCATAGCATGAGGTTGATCGCTAAAAGTCAGTATTGGTGGGACGGTGTACAACTTAGGCGCAAGAAGTGCGTGGACTGCAAGGAAATGCCGTTATGCCATGATGTGGAGCCGTGTAGTAGATTTGAGGCGAGGGGGAATATTGATGCTTGAAAAATTAGCAGCGTTAGCCCATGAACAATGGTCTGGATGGATGGAATACCTATTCTCAAAGTGCGTAGAAGAAGAAAGGTTTGAAAACGGAAAATATTTTAAAACTGGGAACATGATCATCCCCAAGTGGGCGTTCGATAGGTGGAAGCGGCAACTTTACACGAATTATAAAGACTTAAGCGAGGGAGAAAAGGAATCTGACCGTGATGAGGCTAGGAGGGTGCTTGAAGTCATAATGGAGAGCCAATACCGTGGCAAAGAATCACAGGAGGGGGTACTACCTTGATTAGCTTATTTAAGTCTATTATTGGATCTCTATTCTGTTTTAATCATGAATGGGAAAGAGATACATACTGCTTAGACCATGAAAGCGCGAATGTCAGCATGTTTAGGTGTAAAAAGTGTGGGCACACCGTAAAATTGTATACCAATGATGGATGCAGATGGAATCCTAATTATGACAGGACAGAAAAAGAATTTAAACAACAGGAAGGAAACCATGTTAAGATGTAATGGATGCGAGAAAACGCTGCAACTAATCGCACAGCTACAGGATACAATTGACGAACTTAATGCAAAAGTTGATAGCTGTACTTGTGTTGACATCGACAATAAAGACAAGGGGCGCACATGTGGGGACTGTTTGTATTTAGCGGAAGGTGTTTATTGCTGGGAAAAGCATGAATACAGAATGAGCGACGACCGGAGATGCAAGGATTATGTGGATTATGAGAAGTGGTTTGAAAAGCATGGGATAAAGCAAGATAAAAAATAATAGTCAATCTCTCAAGACACATTATCTAGCAGGGGGTGGCGGGGATGGCCGAAGATCAAAGGGTGGATCTAACCCGGGCTAACGAAGCGGCAAAGCAAAGCGTCAACAAGGCCGCTGCTGCCAGTGTGGACGCTATCCAGGAGCGTAACGAGCGGGAAGACCCCTGGGAAGCGGACGGGTTTTGGGGCTGGTGGGCCCGGACGAGCCCGCCGGACTGGAAGGTAAAGGAGGCGCTGCCGCCGGGGGAGCCGTCCGGCAGGAGTTCCAAGAGTAAATGTAAAAAACGCAAGAAGCCGCCTAAAAACTTTAGAAGTTTGTATATGGAGTGTTGACAGCTCGCAATTGACATGGTATGTTAGTGGTGTACAGTACGCTTATTTATAAATTGACATTGGACATCATCCCGTGGGGTTGCGTCAACAGCCCCACACGATAACACCGCACCCGCAGGGGTGCTTTTGTTTTGCGCAAAAGTAAAACCGCCTTGCGGCGGCTATACTGGGGCAGGCTTAGGGTTTCATATTATCGTAGACAAATTCAGCATCCTTGATCGAATAATCCATTCCCATTGTGGCGTTAGGGAACAATCTTGCCATTTCGCGCATGTAGTAGGTTACAAATTCTTTTTTCGTCATGGTGGATATATCTTTCATCTTCATCTATCCTCCCTATTTTGTTCGGGGGTGTGGGCCTCGCGTTCGCGCTTGATTAATGTCACGATCCAGTTTGAGCGGTCACGGTTATCTTTCTCAGCCTGGGCGTTAACCCAGGCGAGAAGTTCATTGTCAAGGGTAATAATGATGCGGGTGGAATTAGGTCCAATGGTCATGTTAGTCCTCCTCTACTCGGTCGAAGTGGTTATATAGGTCATGGTTCGTCTCTAGAAAAATAGTTGTAGTTTCCTTGAATTTTTCGCCGCAATTTTCCCATGTGCCGGATTTTCCGGTTACGATTCTGTTTAGGCGGTAGGTTCCGGGAAGTCCCTCGAATTTCCATACTTCGTGGTAGTTTTCTTTCCAGACCCACGCCGTGGAGTATTGACCGCCCTTTAGGTGCGTCCGAACCTCTGAAGGCTTTGACCAGTACAACTCGGATGAAACAAGTTCTCCTGTTAAATTCACTAAGCCTTGACCGGGTACATCAACTGTTATTTTTTTCATTTTCAATCTCCTTCCGCCCGTTTCAGGTGGGCTGACCTTTTGATGTGCCTATCATATCATAATGATAACACCATGTCAACACCCTTTTAAAAAGTTTTTAAATTCTTTTCGCAAGCAGCGCCAAGGAGGCGTTTTGTTTTTAAACTCACACCATCCCAAGGGGGTGATTGAAATAGCCAGGAGAGAAATAGTTGATATGTCCACGGGCGAGGGACATGTCATAAAGGCTGAACGTTTTGTTAAAACAATGATGGAGGTGTGGAGATACGTGAACAGGCAGAATGTTTTCACTGCGGCAGAAGAAAAAACCATACATAGATTATCAATGTTTCTGCAACTGAACACCAACGCTCTCGTAACTCCTGGCGGGGACTATATGAACATAGAAAGAATGGCGCAAGAAACCGGAATTGATCGCTCCAATATACGAAAAGTTGCAAAGGTACTAATACAGAAGAACGCCCTTGGAATGTGGAAAAGCGGAGAAAATGAGATTTATTATATGAATCCTTTTTTGTATCAAATGGGCAACACCCCATCATTCCTTTTTAGCCTCTTTGACGAGGAATACCATAGACGCTGTAAGATTGATCACAACCTGAAAGCATTTAAGGCCGGCAAAAAAGTGACATCAATCTTTGCTAAAAGGGCTGTATAAGAATGAGGTAAATTTACCTCAAAAATGCGGTAATTCTACCTCAAAAAATATTGCTCATCAGGCTTACTCTCACATGGCTTGAAGGTAACTTTGGGCCGATGTCTAACTCTATCTCTTATCTTTTAGCACCATTTTTTTTTAAAGCATAGTTTGACGGGAAACGGTCTGCAGCCGTGCCAACGCTCCATTGGCTTCCCGTCATTTAATTTTAACTGGATTAAAGAAAGTGGCATATTCCCCAGGGGTAATGAGGAAGATGAGTACCGGAGCATGTTGTCATATTTAAAAACATTGCCATATTTGGAATATCTAAAAACTGAACACTGGCAACACTTCAAGGAAGAAGTGTGTAAATTTGCTAATTATACTTGTCAATCATGTGGTTCAACTAAACTTATTAAAGTACACCATAAAACATATAAAAACCGTGGTCGAGAGACTTTTAACGATGTGATGGTATTATGTAAGTATTGCCATAACAAAATACACGCTGGCAACCAGCCACGCGAATCAACCAACTGAACACATGGCTTGGTGTAAATAAGGAACGGGGTGAAGGAAAATGATAAGACTTAACAAGCGGGAAGCACAGGAGTATAAGCGGCTAGGCAGAAGAATCAAGCGGACAAGACACGGGTATTATCTTGTAGAAACATCTTAGCGGGATAGTTTGCGGGGCGCACAAGGGAAGCTGTGAGGCGTGGGAATAGGTGGAAGTGTGAATTATTTTTGGAGGTGAAGGAAATGCCGGCAGGACGGGAGCTGACGCCAAAACAGCAAGCATTTGTCGAAAACTATCTCATAGATTTGAACGCTACACAGGCGGCAATTCGGGCAGGATATTCGGCTAAAACAGCTTATTCTATTGGAGAAGAAAACTTGAGGAAACCTGAAATACAGGGAGTTATTGAGCAAGCTAAAAAAGAACGTGAACAACGTACGGAAATTACAGCTGATCGAGTGCTTAAAGAATTAGCCAAGATCGCCTTTACTGATATTAAGGATTTTATGGAGTTTGGCCCAGAAGAAGCGACTGTGATTGACAATGAAAGCGGGGAACCGGTTAAGCTAATCCGCGCCGCTGTACAGGTGAAGCCATCGTCCCAGGTTGACGGCTCGGTCCTGGCAGAGGTAAGCCAAACCCGGGATGGCATCAAGGTTAAGCCTCACGACAAGATGAAAGCCTTGGAATTGATTGGCCGGCACTTGGCTATGTTCACAGATAAGGTTGATCAGAGCCTAACCGGCGAGCTGGCCATTAAACACCAGGCGTCGAAACTTACTGACGAAGAGTTAGAAGGGCGGATAGCCGAACTGCAAAAGTAATAGCCACACTATGCGACATAGCGTAATTCTATAGCATAAATAGCGTAGCAACTACACAAGTGAGACTATTGAGACCCTGTATGCCTACTCTACCAAGGCTTACAGGGTTTTGCTTTAGGTTACATAATGCTGATTAGTGGAACAAAACACTCGTTCTGCGTAATTCATGGGGTCGGTTACCATGCTGTTGCATAGGGGGAGGGGGGGGAGGGGGTACACCCACCACCCTAGAAAAGCACCCACCCCCTTGCGTATTGGAGTCCCTCCCCCGTGAAAAAAATACCATTTTCACACATTTCCAATTTCCAACTATTAGAAAGAAGGTGTTTTATGGATCTCCTAACTGGCCTACTCGTTTTCATCTCATGTATAACCTGTTTCATTCTTGGTGCTCACGTCAATTATAGGGCAGTCAAGGGTGAGAGCCCCTTACCGGCATTGAGGCGCCCTAGTTTCAAAATACGGCCACCGAAACGGGATGAGGAACTTGACGAATAATCTGACCCGCAAGCAAAAAGAGGAACTTTGCATTCTTCTTGGGGAGAAAAAAAAGCGCCGCAGTATTTTGAATTGGGTAGACGGCATGGTGAATGAGAACGGTGTGCCGGTGACTTTGGAGAAACATGAATTTCAGAGGGGTATATGGGAGGACTTCTCGGAGAGGCTGTATGTCCGCAAGGCGGCACAGATTGGCGTATCGACCATATTCATTTTTAAGTGCCTTTATCTATTGGAGCGATTTGGTTATAACATAATTTACACCCTGCCCACGCTGATGAATGACGTTCAGAAGTTTGTTCCGTCTAAGGTAGACCCGATAATTAAGGCCAATGGGTTTAAGATGGAGCGGGATACTATCACGCAGAAGCAGTTAGGGCGTGGTTTTTGGTTCTTCGGCGGCACGATGTCGGAGAAAGAAGGTATTATGACCACCGGGGATGTGACGGTGCATGACGAGGTAGACCGGTCTAACCTCGAGGTTATCGGGACGTATAAATCCCGCCTGGGTCACTCGCAGTATAAGCGCAGGTGGTTTTTTTCTAACCCTTCGGCGCCTAAGAGGGGGGTTGACGAGGGTTGGCTGCGAAGCGATCAAAAGCATTGGTTTGTCAAGTGTGAGTGTGGTCGGGGTAATTTTGGCGGGTGGCAGTTTTTGGACTGGCCGGCCAATGTGGATTTTTCCAATAAGAGGTATATCTGTATTCACTGCGGGCGGGAGATAACGGACGAGATGCGCCGGCAGGGGCAGTGGGTGGCAAAATACCCCTCCCGGGAGATATCCGGGTATTGGGTGTCGCAGATGATGGCCCCCTGGATACCGTGCTCGTCGCTGATTGAGGATGAGCTTAACGAGAGCCCGCAGTTTTTTTATAACTTTGTTTTAGGGCTTCCGTGGTTAGGTACGGATTCGACTATAAACAGGGATGTTATTTTAAGAAACCTGTCTGATGCCCGGGCGGATACTTTTGACGTGTTTATGGGTGTAGATGTTGGGCAGGTCTTGCATGTGGTAATCGGCAATCGGGAGGGGATATTCAAGGTATGCACCTCTAATTGGAACGAGCTGGACGCTTTCATGCGGCTTTATGACTGCCGGCACGTGGTTATCGACGCCATGCCTGAGACTACGAAGGCGAAGGAGTTCCGGGCGGCGTGGCCGGGGCGGGTGAAGCTGTGCTACTACCGGTCGCCGACAACCAGGATGCCGGGATCGCAGGATATTTACACGGTGAATTATAAGGAGCAGACTGTTTCCGCTATGAGGACGGAAGTAATAGACCGGGTAATCGCGGAGTATGCAGAGAACCGGCTGAGGGTGTTTATTAGTCCTTCCGAGCCTCGGTTAATAGGCGGGGGAGGGTTAAAGCGCGGGGAATCGTTTTTGGAGCATTGGGAGAATATGTATTTGTTTCATGATGAGGAGAAGGGCTATAAGACGTGGGAGCATTCCGGGCCGGACCACTTCGCCCATGCCAGTGTGTATTTCTGGCTGGCGCGGCAGATTGGCGGGTCGCGGGAGAAGCATAAAGTGAGGGTGCAGTAGAAGGTGGGTGATTAAATGGCTGAAGATTTGGAGTATGTCCCATCGGAAGAAGCAGAAAAAGTTGTGGCAATGGTCAAGGCATGGGTGAAGAACGCCCAGAGGGCCAAGGCCAAGAGGAAAGAAATAACCGATAAGTGTTATAAGGTTTACCGGGGCGAATTTTATACTCCTCACCAGAAGAAGCAAAAGAAAAAAGCAAACTCGCAGAGGAACTATATATTCTCCTCTGTTGAAGATGGGCTTGCCCTGTTGACGGATAACCAGCCTTCGCTTGACTGCTGGCCGAGGGCGGGGCCGGACGATCTAGTGGCTGCGGAGAAAGCCAAGAGGGTGCTTTCCTTTGTGTGGGAACGGTCCAGAATGGATCAAAAGCTACCGATGGCATTGAGGGATCACCTTATTTCCGGCGTTGGTATTCTCAAGGTTTACTATGACCCGCTGATTAACTACCCTGATGGTGAAATAGTAGTGGACGTGGTACACCCGGATCACCTCCTCGTAGACCCGGACGCTACAAGTCTGGAAACTGCCAAGGTGGTAATACAGCATACCCCTACGCCGCTATGGAAGATTGTTAGAGACTACCCGGAAAAGGGCAAGTTTGTCAAACCGAACGAGAGTATTTCCCTGGAAGAAGACGGCACAACGCTTTCCAGTGAATACAATAAGGAAGTTGACAGCGCGGCGCCTAGTGATGCTAAGCATTACAGGGCATGGCTGGATGAGGTCTGGGTAAGGGACGAGGCGTCTTTCACTGAAGAGGAAACCAATGAGGAAACTGGTGAGGCGGTAACTGTTACCAGGCTAAAATACCCTAACGGCAGGAAGATTGTCGTGGCTGGGGACGTGTGGTTGAATGAAGAGGACGACAATAACCCCTTCGAGGATGGTGATCCTCCATACATTATCATTCCTAATTATGAACAGTCTGATTCCTTTTGGCCCATGGGTGATGTGGAGCATATCACCGAGATCAATACAGATATTAACAAGATCGTCAGCCGGTTGAATGACTACATCAGGATGACGGCGCACACGCATATTGTTTATGACGATGAGGCAAATATTGACGAGGCCAGCCTAGATAACCTGGAAGGGGCGCTTATCAAGAAGAGTAAGGGTGGGGAAGTTAACATAACACCTCCGCCGAACTTTCCTTCCGCTGTTTTTGAGTGGCTTTTTGCCTGCAAATCTGATTTAGAGATTATTTCCGGTATTCGGGAAGTGTTGCAAGGGCGATCCCCTGGTTCCGGGGAATCCGGAGTAGCGTTTGAGCGGCTACAGGAGTTTGCTTTGTCGCGTATCCGCAAGAAAGCCCGGAACGTGAATAATGCGTTGATTCTATTAGGTGAGAAGTTATTAAGCCGGATCAGGCAGTATTACACCGATCCGAGGAAGATACGGATTACCGGGGATGTGCCTCAACTTCTCGGTGTTGAAATGATTAATAGAGGCAATAATTCTTTTGGGTTTATGGATTTTACCAATCAAGACCTCTACCGAACCGACGAAATGGGACAGATGACCGAGGAAATACCCCTTGATGTTGTCCTCGAGGTAGGGACCGCGGCCACAGTAACCCGCAACCGTGACCGGCAAGATGCCTTGCTTTTGTTCGACAAGGGTATTATTGACGACGAGGAAGTAGCGAGGCGGTTCGATATCCGCAACTATCCGCTGATTAAAGCCAGGATAGAGCAAAAAATGTTACAGCAGGCACAAATGCAAATGCAGGCGCAAATGGGCGCCAGTGGAGGCGTACCTCCCGGGGGAGGTGGGCCGGTTGGGATGTAAAGATAAGAAGGGAAAAGGCGGAAGAAAGTAGCTTGCACCGCGTCGAAAGGCGCTTTTTTGATGCCGTAATTGCGGATGACGACAGCCAAAGGCTGGGAGAATCTATAGTCCGACGGGACTTTAAGCACGGGAGGTTTTTATGCCGGACAACGAAGAATTAATGCTCCCCACAGGTGACGACAGCCTTGAAGTGCCGGGGAATGAAACACAAGTCGATCCCACGGTAGACGGTGGTGCCGATCTGGTTGAAACACTACCGGAAAAGGTTTACACGCAGGAGGATTTTGACAACAAGTTCAAGTCCGAATCAGGCCGCATTTTTAACAAGCAATGGGCAAAGGAAATGTCCAAGCTTGAAGATGTGGGCTTTGACCGGCGCACAATCGACGACTTTAAATCGATCAGTCAGCGCTACGGGGTTCAGCCCCGCGATCTGGTTAGGCATGTAATGGCCGAGCTGGTTAAAGGCGCACCGGTGGAGCAGGGTAACGCTCCACAGCACGACCCGCGCGTCGATCAACTTCTTCAAGAGCGCAGCCAAATAAAATATGATCGTGATCTGGAAAAGGTTACGGCCATGTGGGAAAAGGATTTTGGCAAAAAGCCGACCAAGCAGGATATTGAAGAAATTGAGGACTTCGCTACCGAAAAGGGATGGTTTCTTGAGGACGCCTACAAGATGGTGACCAGGGATACTATCCGCGAAACGGCTGCTAAGAGGGCGCAGGAGGATTACAAAAAGAATCTCGCCTTGAAAGCGAAAGGCAAGACCGTGCCGGGGTCGGCTACGAAAGTAACGCCGGGTATTTCTAAAAATACCTCGTTGCGGGATGCTTTAACCGCTGCGGCGGGAGAAATCGAGTGGTAAAGACGGCTCTTTAACTTAGGTCCGTTTAATTTTGAAAGGAGATGAATTTAAATGGCTCTTACCTACGATACTCTAAACTCTCTTACTAGAGAGGACGTAATCAAAAAGGTTACAGACAACATTTTCAACGCTACACCGGTATTGAAGTGGTTTAAGAAAAACCAAAAAACCGGCAAGAGTGGCACCAAGTTACAGGCTCCGGTAGAATACGCCCGCAACACGAATACCGGTTGGTTTTCCGGCGCGGATACCTTCCTGACCAATGATATCCAGACTGCTACCAAGGCAGAGGTTGGTTGGAAGGATATCTATGTTTCGGTGGTTATGACCGGCGACGACAAGGATCAGAACAAAGGCAAGAACTCCGTGGTTGATCTGGTGGAATACAAACTGAATAATGCTCGGAAAACCCTGTCTTACCAGCTTACGGCAGGTATTTTCTCAGACGGCACCGGTACCAGCAATAAGCAGCTGACCGGCTTAAAGGCGGTTGTGGATGACGGCACCAACATAGCAACATACGCCAATATCGAGCGTCTTACTGACGCGACATGGTGGAAGGCGAAGTACACCGCAGTTTCAGACTACATCAGCCTGGCAGTCATGCAGAGCATGTATGGCGACCTGACTGACGGCGAGGAGCGCCCTGGCCTTATCGTGACCACGCAGGATATCTGGGATGACCTGTGGGAGTTGATTACACCCATTCAGCGATCTACTTCGGAGAAGATGAGCGTTGACTATGGTTTTACCATGATCAACTTCAATGGTACTCCTGTGGTGGTTGACGCTCAGTGTACTACCGGGCAAATGTACTTCCTGAACAGCAACTACCTGAAACTGTATCCGATGGACGGGTACAATGAGGCGAAGTGGTCCGGATGGAAAGAGCCCACAAATCAGGACGTAGGCGTGGGGCAATTTATCTACAAGGCCAACCTTCTTTGTACCAACTGCCGCTATCAGGGCAGGCTCGTAAGTATTACTACCTAGCTAGGTAGTGCTAATTATTGAAAGGAGTTGAAATTAATGTACCATACTATTTTTAAAACTGAATTAACCGCCAATGATTCCTCTGCAAAGGACCAGCTCGGTATAGTACGCGCCGAATACAGCGCGACCTACGGGTGGAGATATTACAAATATGTCCAGGCAGCCTCGGACACCACCGTAGCAAACGGGACGGCACTCGCGTATACCGATTATACCCGCACGGTAGCTTCAAGCGATAGAACAGACACAAACGTTAACCTTCCGGCTGGCGTGGGCATCGGGGTAATCACCGCAAGTTACTACGGCTGGATTCAGATTAAAGGGTATCATGCCGCCGTAGCAACCGATGCGGGTGACGATATTGCTGTTACCGACGCGTTGATTCTTCATGCTACCACAGACGGCGTGGTTGACCGCACCGCCGCAGGGACGGCCCCCTTATATAATCCTATTGGGTGGGCGTATGCTGCTGACGTGGATGCTGCCGACACAGTGGCGACTATTTTAACTTGTGATTTCTAATTGCAGTGGGGAGGGATTACCCCTCCCTATTTCCTTGAAAGGGGGTTTATAGATGGCTCTTACAAAATTACTCAGTCGTTTTCTTCCCGATCTTAAAAACATGACGGTGGACTGCAAAGACCTTAAACTAAATGGAACCGCAGTTACGTCTACTGCCGCAGAATTAAATGCAGCAGCAGACGGACTAACGGAAGGCAAATACGTGGTCGGTCAAAAGTTCCAAGTAACATATCCCCAGGTTGCTGCCGCTGACGTTGCCAAGACATTTTTCATTGCGCCCGCTGCCTGTAAAATAGTCAGCGCATACGAAAGACACGTAACCGTGGCTGGCCAGGCTGGAGTATTAACCGTTGAAAAATTAACAAGTGCTGAGGCTCCCGGGGCCGGTGACGATTTGTTTACAACCGGCTTTGACCTGACAAGTACAGCGAATACGCCTGTCAGTATAACGGCAGTAACAACCGCAGCCGGGACCCTGGCGGCAGGGGATGCGCTTTGCTTAAAGGTTCAATCCGGCGCGGCTACATCGTACGCCCTGGGAACGATTACGGTCACTATGCAGTTCGTCTAATCTAAGGGAGGGTTTATCCCTCCCCTAATTTTTTAAAAGAGGTGATTTTATTGTACGTCTATCTTGTTAACGAGATGAAAAAAGAATTTGTGGATAAATGCGCTGGTAAAGAAATTCGCATCCCGCCTGGTCAGGCCGCCAAAGTACCGGACTATGTCGCCTATCATTTTATTGGCGATCCGAAGGTTATTAACGGAGAGGATGAGTTGGAGGCAGCCGCCGAGAACAAACGTGTTGCTATGCGTTACGCGGCGTTTAAACCGGAGGACAGGGACAAGAAAGTCCCTAGATTGAGAATTGAACCAATTAAGGAAGAAGAAATCCAATTGGTTGATTTGAGGGAAATTGAGGCGAAGAAAATCGCCCAAGTCTTACCGCAGGAGGAAGAATTCCCGCAGTTTAAGAAAGAGGTAGAGGTAAAACCTCCTGTTATCGGGGGGACGCCTCAAAAAAAGAGGTGATTTAATTGCCAGCCACAGGAAAACAATATAGTGCGCAAGATTTGTTAAACAGATTAACCAACGCCGGGGGAACGGCCCATAATGTAGAACTAACGGGTAGTAGAGCAACAGGAACGCTCCACCGTTCGGCCATTACCGCAACTGACAAGTTGGCTGTAATCACCATTACGGCAGCAGACTCCGCCACCGCAGGTTCCCTTACTGCCGTATCTCACGGCATTGGCGTTGCACCTGGGAATATTTATGGGACTGTCGGCATGAGTGCATTAGTCACGGTCACGCCGACCGTAAATAAGTCTATTGACATAACAATACCTCAATGTGCAGGGGCCACCTATTACGATATTTGTCTCTCAACCGCGCCGACCGCGCCCCTTTGGGTAGCAAGAGTTACCGAGGCTCAACGCGCCGCAGGGTGTGCCGTAACTGCCGTTGGTACGGTGGGGGCTGGTGGGAGTGCCGGCGTGGTCAACGTACAGGTAGTTGGTACTGGTATAGCATCCACAAACGCCGTATTCGCGCAGAATAACGCCTATACCCCTGCAACCCCTACCGCTGTAAACTGTACAGGAGTTATGAAAGTCCGTGTCCTCGTTAAAGTAGCTTTGACCGACCTTCGCGCTGCACCGTCACTAAACTTAATTCCGTTCATGCAGAATAAAACTGATACTACCATTTGGCACCAGGGAACCATTACGCCTGTTTTGCTAGTTGCTGGCATTGGTCAGAGTTTTTACCAGGAGTTTGAAATGTACGTTGACGGTACGCCCGGACTTGTTATCCTCATCAGTTCCGTTGTTGGCCAGGGCGCCGCGGTGAGTATCTGGGTAGACCCGATAACAGGAAGGTAGGTGTAGACTATGCAATTAATTACGCCTACCCAACCGAAACTCGAACTGCCTGGACTTATCAGGGTTGGCGAAGATAGGGGAGACATTGTCCGCGCTGGCCTTGTCGCCTGGTACAAATTCAACGAGGGCCAGGGGCAGAGGCTTGTCGATTGGTCGCCTTACGGGAACCACGGTACACTCGGCAGTTCGGATGGTGTGGACACGAATGACCCGACATGGACAAACCGGGGGTTGATATTCGGCGCGGACGACTACGTAGTAACGCCCCTGCTTTTATCGCCGCTAATTGCATCCGGCATAACGACTTATTCAATTGTGGCGGTTGTGAATAATACGGCGGGGGCAGTCTACCGGACGATTTTCGGAGAACGATCAAATTCAAACGCAACTCCGATTGCCGGACAATTGGACTTTACCGATGCAAACAAACCTCGTTTCGTGGTGCGAGACGATGCCGCAAATATAGTATCCGCCGCATCTGCAACGGCCTATTCAGACGCATACGCCATGTATACGGGAGTAAGGAACGGAAACAATATTTATCTTTACCGGAATATCACTCTGCTTGCCTCACCCGCAGCTGTGGCTCTCGGTGCTATCACAGTTGATAGGGCGACTATCGGGACACTCCGTTACAACGCCACGGTGGACAGTTACTTCAACTCCACCGAACCGATCGCCTTTCTCGCGGCTTACAAAGTAGCCCTTGCGCTGCCTGAAATAACGCAGATTTTCAACGCTCTCAAAGCCGAACTTGCTCCCCGAGGGGTAGCACTTCCTTGATTTTTAACTCCCATGAAAGGGGGTATTTTTTATGACTGTTGAAGATATCCAAACCCTTGCGGAATCTTACGTTGACGACACCATAGAGGACGCCGACGCTATACGCTGGACGAATGACTTCATGGAAGAAGCGGTGCTTGTCGAGGTGTTTCGTTATACGGCAGCGCAGAGCCTCACTGTGGCTGATTCCGACACATGGTATGCCCGCACCAGCGGACACCTCCAAATAGTAGAGATACTCGATTCTAATAGCGACAAATATACAGGGGAATACGAGATCAACTATGATCGCGACGAAATAAGAATACCCGACGCAGACACGTATACAATAACTTCCACTATACTTCCAACATCAGTCACAGCGATTGCCAATACTCCTGTGATAAATACCGTCTTTCACAGGGCTATGGCTACTTACATGGCTGGGAAATTCAAACTACAGGACAACGACCAGAACGCGGACGGGCTACGGCTTGTTTTTGAAGGTATCGGCAAGGCTAAGGCAGCCGCGAAACTGCTCCATAGCCACGACAAAAGGGAGCAATCTCAAACCAAAAGGATGACGTGGGAATGAAACGCGACGAGCTTTTAAAAATGGTAAAGAGGAACGGGTGGGAACGAGGCAAAAAAGCCTCGTTTTCTACTTTAGAAAAAATGCGCCAGGAGTTGGAAGCCTACTTTGACACCGAAGAAGGGAAGTATGCCCTTTCCAGGGCCCCCCGTTGTATGCTCTATACTTCTGAGGCGGTTGGTGATTCTTCTGATGTGGGTATGGAAATGCGGGCGTTTGAGACGACAAAAGAACTTGCTGTAAGACTGATACTGTCTGAGTTTGGGGGTGAGGCGGGTGGCGAAAAATAAACCCATTATTCAGGGATCGGGTGGCTATCAACTAGGCAGGCTGGTTGACCAATCGGGCGGTATGGTTGATGGTGTGGTATATCCTACGCTTTTAAACGATAACGAAGCGGCAAGCCTTACCAATGCATCCCTGGATGAAAAAGGGACTGTAAAAACCTGCGAGGGCCGAACAGAACGGTTCGGTTCTGCATTTGACGCCTCCAACGCCTGTAATGGCATAACTGACTTTTACCCTGATACTACTACCTCCCGGCTTGTTTTTGGTGCAGGAACAAAGCTTTATAAAGATACGCCGCACCTGATCTATAGTTGGACCGACCAGGCCGATTGGCAGGAAGCAACCGCCCACCGCTGTAACTGCGACACAACGACCACGGCGGGGGATATTAAGGTCTTGGCGGCTCCGGTTGCTACTTTTGCCCGCACAGGCACTAAATGGAAAAAGAATGGTGTTAGCGTTGCTGATGCTACTCCGTCCTACGAAACCGGAAAATTTAATAACGGTGTCCATATGGATGAAGCAGCTACCAATATTATTTTATACAGCCAGCAATTAGATAATGCAGCTTGGCCACTTGGCGGGACCCCCGTCGTAACTCCAAATACAACTGTTGCACCAGACGGTGCAACAACGGCAGATACATTAACCGATGACGATGCTGCCGTCGCGGAATATATTTCTCAAGCGTTAACAATATCAAACGATAGTACATCATGGACGGCTTCTGTTTATATCAAAAAAGATACAGACGCTACTAGATTCCCTTTTCTTGGGCTTGAATTATCCGGAGGTACAGCCCAAAAGTGCTATATTCAGATCAACACAGCCACCGGGGATGCTGTTTCTGTTACTTCGGTTGGTTCAGTTATTATACATCCAGCAGTCTTAATAAGCGGATATTATAGATTTGCAGTTACAGTAACCAATAATTCAACCGGGAACACTAACGCAAGAATGTACCTTGCCCCTGCCGATGGGTCCACCTGGGGGGTTAGAAATGCTGCCGCAACCGGATCGGCTATCTTCTGGCAGGTTGATTTGATTAATAAGGCATACCCCGTATCGCCAATAGTGACAACCACTACTAGTGTATCCAGAAACGCCGACAGCCTTTATTATACCCTTGCAGCGGCATTGCCGAGCGAGTGGTTTATATCGGGGTTTTGGATACCGGATCAAGCCAGCACGATAAACAGAACAAATAATGTGGGTTTATTAACTTTAAGTAATGATGGAGCAAATTTTTATTCAGTCTATTTTAATCCAACCGACGACAAGTTATATCTTCAAAAGGTCTATGGCGGAACCATTGTTCAGCTGGCATCTGTGGCGTTAACTTATTCGGCTGGTGACGTAATAGTTTTTGCCGCTGCTAATCTAGTCTCTGCATATGGCGACTTGGCGGCTGGTATGCACCTATGGTATAAGATTGGCTCAGGAACGGTTGTCCATGTGAGCAATTCTGACGTTAACTTACCGACAGCGCCGACAAGGGTTTATACCGGATGCTATACTTCTGCTGGCTACGAGGGTAACGGTGTTATTGATGCGCTGAAGTTGGTTGATTTAAGGGCTGAGCTAGCCAACGGTACGACTATTAATGATGCTTGGTCGCAAACGTTTTTAACTACTGCCAGCGCACCTACTTCCACACCTGCGACGTTACTTTTAGCACAGTTCAACGACGCGACAACAGCAACGGCTACAAGTGGTTTTGTTTGGATAAGCGCAAATAAGGATATTTCCGGGGCAACTGTTACGACCAGCGGCGCGGTGACTTACGCCACTACAACTCCGGGAAGCTCTACCACAGCTTTTAGGACCCGCACAAGCACGGATCAGGCAACCTGGGATGCTTGGACGGCAATAGCCGGCGACGGAACAATAAATTCAACTTATCACAGTTATATACAAATGGCTATAGCAGGAACGGTAAGCGGATCAGATAGTCCGAGCGCGCAGAGTTCAACTCTATCCTATGATGACGAGCCGGCTGCTGTGGAATTGGCCACCGGGTTTACTGCCGGAAGCCAATTTTATTTTACGACTCTTTCATCGACGCTGATTATTACCAACAAACTGGATGCGCCCCAGAAGTGGACAGGGACAGGGGCCACCGCCACGTTAGGAGGTACGCCCCCCCACGGGCAGTATGCGGCGACACATAAGAACTATGCCTTTATGGCCCACACAACGGCCAACCCTTCAAGGCTGCAATGGTCTGACGTTCTAGCTATCGAAACATGGGGGGCGTTGAGTTTTATTGATATTAGCCCCAACGACGGCGACTGGATAACCGGTTTATTATCATTTGACGATTATTTGATTATAACCAAACAAAGAAGTGTTTGGGCATTGGTTGGCAGTGGTCCTTCAGACTTTGAAGTGAGGCGGCTTCACTCAGGGACCGGGTGTATTGCTCCCCGTTCATTGACAAGGGCCGGGGATATGTTTGGATTTGCCTTTACGGAAGGGTATTACCTTTCTAATTTATCACAAGTGACACTTATTACCGAACGTTTAAAAGACACCTGGGACGGTTTAAATAAGCGAAGATTAAGCCTAATAGCGGCAGCATATTTTGACCACAAACTGAGGTTTGATGTTCCCAATGGGGCAAGTATCTACAACAATAAGCGGATTATTTACGATACTATTCGCAAGTGCCTTTTATTAGAAAGTTTTTCCGACCATGCTTCTTGCTATGCGAAGTTTACCGAGGCAGGGCAGGAAATACTTCTATATGGCCACGCCAATGAGGGACAGTTGTCACAGGCAGACGACGGAACCAGTGACGCAGGAAGCGCGATTGGTTTTGAATGGAAAACGAAACATTTTAATTTCGGCAGCTCTGCGGCTGAAAAAAAGGTAAGGAATCTTTACCTTGCCATTGTCCCTGCTGCCTCTGCCGTGACATTGAGTGTCTACTGCATCGTAGATAACGTAGAGATAGGAACGCCGCTGACTATAAGCGTAACAGGATCGGCTAACTCAGAGGTTAAAACATATAAACTAAAACCGCGTTCCGTTGGAGTAAGGAAAATACGTACCCTTGGCTACCGCATAACACAGTCCACAACCAACGGAGGGGTGAAAGTTCACGAATTGCTCCAAGAATATCTAATGAAAAAGGTAAAAGCCTCATGAGCAAAAAAATGAACCTTATTATACCCAAGGATATTCCTGATTTACTAAGGAAGATTTTTTTTACTATTCAAAATGCTTACAACAATCTATCCAATGTGACTTACAGCCAGTTGAGTTTAAGTGCAAATGACATACCGCTCAGTAAAATAAACCTTGATGAGTGGCATGTTCCCCTGGCGATTCCAGCGGCTGACGCGACCACGACGAGCACAAGTTATGTAAGATGCTCTGGAATATTCGCATGGGACCCGGCGAAGTTTCCAACAACCGGGGGATCATGGTATTTTGAGGCGTCTTTGGCTATATCGGACGCAGCGCAGACGGTGACAGCACACCTGATAGGATCGGCGGAGGTAACCGGATCGGCAATAACACGGACAGGCGCTACAAGCCTTGCGGCAGTCCGTTCCTCTGCGTTAACCATGCCGACCGCGGCAAGCCTTTTTTGTGAGTATAAAACGTCTAACGCGGCAGCAACGGCCTCCTTCGGGGGGGCAAGATTAATCTTTGTGCCTACTTAGAGGGGGGGGGTAAGTTAAAAATGGGAACCTACAAGGGACAACAAGGAACCTGGAATAATTACGGCGAGTTTACTCCGTCCAAACCGGCAACGCCAGCCGCACCAAAAGCGGCTAGTAATCCGGCGTATAGTCAACCCGCTGCGAAAGCGACAACTAGCAAGGCTGCGTCAAATCCGGTATATTCAGGCAGCATCCCCGGTAGTAATACCAAGGCATCGTCAAACCCAGCTTATTCGCAGTATGTCAGTGATATGGGGCCACAGGCTTACGCTGCGGCTATATCGCAGAGAGAGGCCGCTGGGACTCCTTCGTCGGCCTATGATAACTACCAGGCGGCACAGGACTTTAAGCGTGACAACCCGGCGTATTTTGCACAGGCACCCGTCAGTCAAGCAGCGCAACCAGCGGCAACTCTATCTCAATCGCCGGGGATTAATGTTCAGGCTGGGTACATTAAAACAAATCCAATTGAATCACCAGCTATTCCAGGGATGATCAGAAATGATCCGGCTTCTATAAATGAATATCTTGGAAGCCAAGGAAGTAAATATGCGCCTGCTACTCCTGACCAACAGCAATTTTTAAATGAAAATGCAAGCAATGTAAGGGCAGGTTACGTACAGGGTGGCGGTGATATATCGCAGATCGATCAAAGCCTGTGGGGCAGCGATCCATCCAAAGGTTTCCAGACAGGACTAGATCAGTTTGTTGGCATGAGGGCTCCGGTTGAACAACCCGTAATACCACCACAACCGGAAATATTACAACCACCGCAAATGCCTGACTTTTTAAGTAACATGCAGCAAATGACTTCTATGATTGATCAGATGTCTAATCAAAACATGGTTTTAGCGCAAAAAGCTATAGAGCAATTTGACAGCATGTATACCAAAACAATTGATCAAATTCAAGCACAAGGTTCCGAACTTGACCCGGCAACATTGGCTTCATTAAAAGAAATGCGAACAGAGATCGATCGCCGTAAACAGCAACTAAACGAGGAAATGAATAGGCGCGGCCTTCTCCAAAGTGGTATATGGCTTGAAGAGGAAAATCGACTCTTGACAGGCCAAATGAGCGCAGAGGAAAAACTTCTAGCGGGAAGGATGTCGCAACTCCAAGATCAACTAAACAGTGCATTAATGAGCATGACCGGCCAGCGTGCAAATCTTATGGGCAACTTAACACAGAACCAAATGCAGACAAATCAGTGGGCAGCTGGTCAAAAAACAAACCTCTTGAGCCAGGCAACCCAAAGCCAGGATGAATGGACTCGCTGGTGGCAGGATCAGGCAAGGCAGACTAGTCAGTTTAATCAAACTCTTGGCTTACAGAATGATCAACTTGGCTTACAGCGGGAAGAAACGGCGGCTAAAACCAAGTCCGATGCGTTCAACCAGTCGATCAAAGAAGCCGAGCTTGCCCTTGCGAAGCAAAAGCAAGAATATGAAATTAACAAACCTTACTATAACCCGAATACTGGTAGTAGCGGTGGCATAACCCAATATCAAGATTATCAAATTGGGCGAAACGATCAATCCGACCAGGCTAATATTGCCGCGAAGGCCAGGGATTTAACCAACAAAGACGAGCGGGTATTAAATGACCCAAGTCTAACAAATTGGGTTTATGATGCCTATATTAAACAACTAACACAGGAGCGCTACGGCCTCCCCACTGGAAACCCTCAGTAGCCTCTGCCCCTGGCGGTGTTGATGATTGGATAAGCCAGGCCATTAACGCTACGGGGGTGGGGGCAGACTGGGCTCCTGCATTGAGGACGCTTGCTGAGAAGGAATCCAGCCTTCGCCCGGGGATCGTTAATCCCGTGTCGGTTGGCGGTGAACACGCTACGGGAATTTTACAAATGCTTCCATCTACCTTCCAGGAGAACGCCGTGGAGGGGCACGGTGACATTTACAACCCGGTGGACAACATCATATCTTCCATTGGCTATATTAAGAAGCGATATGGAACCCCACAGAACGCATTGCAGGGGTGGGAAAGCAGGGGTGGATACTAGTGGCTTACATTCCCAGGTTTGCTTTACAGGTGTTGGCAGATGACGTTAATAACGGAACCATCAACTATGATAAACTTGACGACAACTGGAGGAGGCAGCTGGATACCATTGGGTATACGCCCCCACCGCCAAAGCCTACACCCGCACCCGGTTCCGATATCCCGGGCGAAGGATCACCAGAGATAAAGCGCCTAGCCAGCGAGTTATTTATTGATGCACCGGTAGCCCCACCGGCACAGGCGCAACCGGAACCAAGTCGGCCATTTTTTAAGCAGATTGCTAATTTTGTCAAAAACCCGATGAATGAGATCCGGTACTTCAATCAAAAATCAAACGCACAATACGAGCCAATTAGGCAGGAGTTGTATCCCCAGCTATACCCGAAACCGGGAACCCCGCAACCGCAAGGTTCGTGGTTTAATCGTGCAGGTCAGGCCGGGTCAGAAGTAATGGGCATGATGGACCGACCCGACAAGGTGACAACCGGAAGTAAATTCGGTGATATCACGGCTGACTTTGCTGGTAATATCATGGGATTTGCCGGTAATCCTGCCAGCGCAGGAGCGAAGCTATGGGGTGGCACGGAACATGCCATTAGCGGCGCCTTGCCGCTTATCCCCAAACTTAACGTACTTCCGCAGATAGCACAGACCGGACTAAAGGTCGGTATGACCACGTTACCCTATGAGGCAACCCGGGCGCTGGCAAATGACCGTCCGTTTAACCTCGGCGAGGCTGGAACTGCGGCGGCATCTAATGCGCTGCTGGGTATGTTGTTGCATGGCGGCGGGAAGGCGCTGGAATCGCTCAGGAGGCCGGGAGGGGTACCGGGGGCAGAATCTACCCTGCCAATACCGGAAGTTTCTCCTGGGGTAGATACAGCGCCGCAAAAGCCGTTTACTTCTCTTCGTCTCCCGGGTACCGAAAAGGCGGCAATGGATCGCCTTAACGAGGGAATCCAGACAGCGCAGAATTTCGTCAAGCACAATGATGTACTTGCGGCGTACCCCCCGGGGACAACGGTTGAGGCGGCTTTGGCTGATATCAAGGCCAACACTGGTATTGACTTACCTAAGCTCATGAACGATGTCGAGGCAATACAAGGTAGGCCGGGATTACGTCAACAGGCGGCAAATGAGGCACAGTTTAGCAGATTAGGGCAGGCAGCGGGGGCGATACCGGAACCTACCAAACTTGTCGGACCTGGCCGTGAGCGCATACTTGGCGGGACGCCCCCGGAGGGTGCGGTACCGTCAGTTGTTGCAGATAATGCAATAACTGGGGTTGGTGGGCGAGGGATATTGCCGCAGGGCATTAGTCCTATACGCCGCATTCCTGAGAAAATGGAGCCCCTGGCAAATGGTCAGCGTGTCCGTAGTCTTGGGGTAAGTGCGGCAAAGGCCGAGGGTACGCCCCCGGAAGTACAGCGCGGTTTAATCAATGAAATGGTTCCCGGGGGGCAAGGCGCTTACGATGTTCATAGCAATGAAAGAACCATTCAATTGGCAGACAGAATCATCAATACCGATGTGCGCCAAGCTGAAAGGTTCGTCCGGGAGAACCCTGGTACCGACCTATCAAACACCGTTGCTCTGAAACTTGTTCAGAAGGCAAACGCGGAAGGACGTTTTGAGGACGCCACAGATTTAATTCAGAACATATCACAGACGGCTACTACTCAAGGCCAGGCCATTCAGTCTTTACGCCTTTGGGGGAAGATGACCCCGGAGGGAATGCAGAAGCATTACGTCAAAACGATAAGTAGCATCAATCGCGATCTTGAAAATACTTCCGGTAAGTTAACCCAAAAAATTCAGGTTAAACCTGAAATCATGGGTGACATCAAAACCCGTATGGAACAGATTGGCAGTATGTCCGATGGTAGGGACAAAGACATTGCCATAGCCAAGACCCTTGATCTTATTGCAGCACAGGTTCCCGTTCCATTCCTGCGTAAGGTGGCCTCAATCCAGACTATGGCCCAGCTTTTGAACCCCAAGACGGCAATCCGGAATATAGTTGGTAACTTTGGATTTGCCGGTATGGAAAATGTCAGTGGCGTTGTCGGTGCTGGCGTTGATAAGGCACTATCACTGGCGACCGGCCAGCGTACAAAAGTATTGCCGAGCCTTGGCGCACAGGCGAAGGGATTCAAGCAGGGGTGGAAGCACGGCCTGGAGGACGCCCTTTTAGGGGTTGACACTTCCGGCTTAACTGGAAAGTTTGATATTCCACTGGGCAGGACATTCCGCAAGGGCCCGTTAGGGTTTGCGGAAAAGGCACTCAATATCGAATTGAGAGCATCAGACCGGGCGTTCTATCAGGGGGCCTATGAGGAAAGTCTGCTTAATCAGATGAGGGCGGCGAAGGTAAACGCGCCAACCGAGGAAATGAGAAATGTCGCCCACCTGGACGGATTGTATAAAACATTCCAGGACGATAACGGTTTAAGCAAATTGTTCGTAGGGATAAAACAGTTACTAAACAAAGTAACCGGTAGCAAGGAATTTGGCGCAGGTGATTTTATTGTCAAATATCCTCGTACCCCGGCCAACCTTTTGATGCGTGGGATTGATTATTCCCCGGCTGGATTTGTCAAGACCATCCTGGAAGCAGCAAGACCACTTGTCAAACAGCAGTTTAACCAGAAGGCTTTTGTTGAATCGTTCTCCCGGGCGCTCGTCGGGTCTACCGCTTTATTCGGTACCGGTGCGCTCCTGCATAAATTAGGAATCATTACTGGCAGACCGCCAGAGGATCGTGACTTGGCCGAACTAAATAGGGAACAAGGATTTGGCGAATACCGCCTTAATGCCTCGGCCTTAAAGCGTCTGGTGTTCGGCGGCGACACGAAAACTCAAAAGGGCGATACTATCGTCAGTTTCGATTGGTTCCAACCCCAGGCGATCCCCTTGGCTATCGGCGCAGACGTGGACGCCAATAAAGGAAGCGCGGCTGGACTTGCCGGAACCATCCTGCAAGCCCTGGGAACGGGTATAAACGCCTTTGCAGACCAGCCGGTAGTGCAGGGTATCCAAACCCTTTTTGGCGGCGGCTACGGTAACGCTGAACAGGGTTTGATTAAGGTCCTGGAGGGCGTCCCGGCCTCGTTTATCCCAACACTATTGAATCAGGTTAAGCAACTATCCGACAACCAGCGGAGAGAGACTTACGACCCGAATAAAACCCAGGAAGCGCTTAACAGGGTAGGGAACAAAATACCTGGGTTAGCTGGTAACCTCCCGGTGAAATACGGTACCTTGGGGCAGCCGCTAGAAACTTACCAAGGGGGAAGTAATGGCCCGTTTAATGTATTCTTGAACCCGGCATTTACAAACCAGTACAATCCATCCCGCGAGGTGGGCATGGTCAACAAGATTTACGAGCAGACCGGGGAGACAAGTCAAATCCCCCGGGTGATGCCGAAGAAGATCACCGTAAGCGGCAAGTCGTTTGTTTTGACCGGGCAGGAATATGCAGATTATCAACGTCTTGTAGGGGAATTAACGCAGAAAGGATTCGCGAGGATGTCGGAAAACATGAAACCGGCAGAGGCGGCTAAGCGGATGAAAGATGTTATGTCCGACGCCAATGAAGCGGCTAAAACGCAGATATTGAAGGCCCGGGGTGAACGGGTTTACAAGAAAGGCGGAGGGATAGCAGTAAGAAAGTAGCTAGAAACCCCAAAGATTATCCACATATGGCCCGTTAAAGTGCCCCATTAGTGCAAAAAGGACTAGCATAAAAACTAAAGCGATTATAGAACCAATCCACCTTCTTTCTAATAGTTGTCCCGCTTTTTCTTTAATGCGGTTTATAACAACAAAACCCATTTCAAAACCATAAACCAAGAAAGCTAAGACAAAAAGGGGCCACAGCGGATATAGATAATCCTTCATTCTCAACTACCTCCTTTATTGGAGATTATACGCCGAGTACCTTATTCAATGCAAGAGGGGAGGTTTAATTCCCTCCCCTTCTTAGTTGGTGTAGGCCCCGCCCAGGGGGTGGCCCCGGCGGGTTTTAACAGAGCTGAAACCTCTGTTGCCTACTCCTAAATAGTACCATCTTTACCGGGAGGCGTCCATGTCAGGCATTTCCTTTTTGTAAAATTTCACCAGGGGGTGGACAAGACGACGGAGCAAAAAGAAATCTCCGCGCTGTTAGTAGAAAATATCCGGCTATTCGACCGGATCATAACCAAGACTGATGAGATAAACAAAAGGCTAGTAACCGCTTTCATAGTGGCAATGCTGGCCTTTTCGTTTACCATCATGGGTACCGCATGGTTGTATTTTAGGACTGATTACCAGTATCCAGAACCACCCGCAGTAACCCAAACACAAAGCAATAATCAAAACGTAAACAATAATCAGAGTGGAGGTAATGAATAATGCAAAAGTATCCCAAACCACCGAAACCAAAAAAACCCATAAAACCCCCAAAGGAGTAGGAGGCCCCATAATGGACTGTATTAACTGTAAGCTCGAAAAGCGGATGGATTCTGCTGAGAGAGACATCAACAAATTACAGAAGGACCAGGGCGCCCAAGATGTCAATGCTGGACGAACGGAAGTGACATTACAGTATATCAAGATAACCCTGGATGATGTGAAAAAGAAAATTGACAAGATAACCGAAACCCCACGTAAGCGTTGGGATATCGTGGTTAACACATCAATCGCCGGGGTTGTAGCGGCTATTGTCGCAGCGGTAATGGCTTTAGTAATAATAAAATAGGGGGATATTTATGGCACTTGTAATTCAAAATCCTGGGCACTTTGACAATCTTGATCCTGGCGCCGTCGGAAACGGTATCCACGAGGCCGACATTGACGTAAACATATGCAGCAAGATTGCCGCTAAATTGCCGCTATATGGGATTGATAACGTGACGGTGCATGAAAACAAACTGGCTGATATTTGCATCGCGGCCAACGTTTACCCGGAGGCTGATTTCTTTTTGAGCATCCACGTCAATAGCGCAGTAAACGCGTCCGCCACCGGTTTTGAGAGTTTCACTTACCCAGGTAGCCAGAAAGCCGATAATCTTCGCTTCTACGTACACACTGAAGTAGCTAACTTTTACCGGCAGTATGGCTTCGTGGACCGTGGCAAAAAGACGGCTAATTTTGCTGTTCTCCGGGATACGTTAATGCCAGCGATGTTGTTTGAGAACCTATTCATTTCTAACCAATTCGACGCTGCGAAGTTAAAAAACGAAGTTTTTCTTGATGGTCTGGCCGGCGCCTACGCCAAGGGTATCGCCCGGGCACTGGGATGCGCGTGGAAAGGTGAGGTGGCTACTGTGGTTCCTGATTGGGCCAAAGAGGCGCTAATGTGGGCTGTGGCGCATAGTCTTGTTGTTTCTCCGGAGAATCGAAGCGAGGATTTTTATGCGCTTATCCGGGTGCTGTACGAGTACGACAAGATGAAAGGCTGATAACCACGAAAAAGGGGGTGCTCTATTTGCAGTGTCCTGAGTGCAACACAGGAATGGAGGCTACAGTTATTCCCCGCAGCAATTTATACATCTGGGATTGCCCTAGATGCGGAACAAATTACGATGATAGAACCGCCCAAATCACAACAAGCAAAGAAAGGCTGATGCCTGATGCGTCCCCGACAACCGTCTAAAACTTGAATATCTAAAATATTATCTAAAGGAGGAATTACCTATGGGAGACGAACAAACCCCGGTTACCACCGATCCCCAACCAACCCCACAACTAGGCACAGCTCCCTGGTGGGTACCCGTTTGGCTTGCTGTGATCGTAACCGGCCTAATCGCTGGAAAGGCCGCTGGTGTGCTGCCGGCGGACTTCGGAGTAGAGGCGAGAGAGTATATCCAGTACGGATTTGGAGTTGTGACGGGCCTGTTTATGCAAGTGGCATACAGTCTAGTAAAGAAAGGATGATAAATATGAAATGCGATTCATGCACACATAATCAGGTTTGCGGTCACAAACAGGAATACGCCGAACTCGACCGACATCTCCCAGTACAACTTCCGAAAACCGAAACGATGTTCAGCGTTGAATTAAAATGCAAACATTATCAAGTTGGGAACCGCCAAAATCCCCCTTTCCCTCATGGCGTCCAGTATCCCAAGGATATTCAATGGCAACAACAGACCAGCGGGACCCCTTTACCGCAACCACCGTTTACTATAAGTTAATATGATCCATCCCCTACCCCCGGCTTCGGTCGGGGGTTTTTCTGTTTTATGCGGAATTACTTCCGTGTATATTCCGCGTAGACTTGACTTGACAATGGGTGTATAGTGGGGGTATAATATGGATGGAGGTGTTTAAATGAAACAAAGAATAACCGTTGAGCAACTGAACGAACTGACCCCGGAGAAGAAGGAGAAGCTTCGGGAGTGGTGGAGGCCACAGGAAGGTGATTGCATTATAAGCGGAAAAGATGACCGTATTAGGTTTATAGGAAGACCTTGCAATGGTTTTGCCTGTCAGTTTTTCCCGTTTGCCAATTTTGGCAACGAAACAGACTTAATCCCAATAAATTTGTGCCTCCCCCTTCTCTCCATCGGCCAGTGCATTGAACTGCTAGGTCATAAATTACAGAAAATAGAGTACGATTTTTTCATCAATAATTATTATGTCAGTGTTTTAAACATAGGCACAAACGGTAAACCAGAGTTAATCGACGCCCTATTCGCGGCAGTAAAGGAGGCGCTGTAAGTGTCAAAGCGCCTAGAAACCTACCTTGACGATGAAACAATCAAGCGTATACAGGATGCCGCCAAACGATCGAAACTATCCGTTAGTACGTGGTTGAAACTGGTTGCGCTGGAAAAGTTAGATCGGGACGAATACCGCCAACGGAAGGAGGACTCAAAGTGAGCCTTGAACTGCAAGTCTGCCTCAAAAAGTACGGACCGCCCCATATTTTCAGTTACCGCCACGGGGCCATGATCCGGATCATCTGCGAAGAGTACGAGACTACCGACGATGGATATATCCGTTTTTATGTAGGGCTACAGGAGGTCGTAACACTGTTCCCGGCTAATGTAACCACGGAGATCAAGCGCAGCGTATTGGACAGCCCTTCGATGCTGAAAGTACGCGGAAAGGCGTGTTTTAATGTGAGGTGTAGCGGGGAATTGTTTATGGAGATATTCTGGCCTGAGGGGGAATGAGTTATGAACGAATTAATGGCATTGGTAAAATTTAATAGCGGTGTTGCTTTGGTTATGAAAAATGAAATTAAATTTAAATACAAAAAATATGACAACATTATAATTGGCATAGATGAATCAGAAACATTTGTGGATTGTTTATATTATGAAGCACCTTGGGGTAGATTCAAAGCCTTTGCTGGACGCGAATTCGATATATCACTAGAAAATGGCAAAATAATTCACTGTAATGGTCAATGGTGGCATGGTGGGAGCGATCAAGCAGAAAAGATATTGGACAAGAAAATAGTTGGTGTCACAGTCAATGATATTGAATCCCTTAAGAAATGCTATGTATTTACTGGTTGTTTTGCCATAAAAGAAAACAAAGATAAATTAATAGAAAGTTATCACGGAAATCTATATGAATATTATGAATATGAAAAAGAGTTAAAACAATCCATTTAATAAACTACCACCAGCGCCACCACGGGCGCTTTTTCTTTTCAATCTCCGCAACCTTCCCCCAAACTACCGCGACTTCTTCCCCCTGTTTCGCCAGTATCCCGCGTAACTCCATTATTTCTTCATTCCTCCTTTTTACTTCTTCTTCAAGTATTCTCCTTGTTTCATCATGTTCAGCATCGTTCCTTCTCCGTTCATCCATAAAAAAATCAGCCAGAGACTTAACCGTGACCAGTTCATGGCTTTCAGGCGGCAAAACTTCGGCCTCAACTTCCTTGTTAGCCTGGTAGTCAATTACTTCCTGGGCCGGTATGCGCCACTCGTCCGTTTTCTTCCCCATCACCTTTTTGGACCCTGGAAACTTCCCGGCAGCACACATCAGGGTAACATTCTTGGTCCCACAGTTTAGGATTGCTGCTGCTTCTTTCGTGTTTAGGTAGTGCATGTAATTCCTCCGGAGTGATTATTTTAGGATGGGGGCCGGTTGAGGGAGGGAGTTTTAGAGACAGAGATCCCGCGCTGGCGGGAAAACACTGTCTTGGAACTTGGCCTAGTCTCGGTCGGTCGTCCCTTCAACAGGCGGCTATTACGCCGCATCACCTAGTCTTTTGACGGCCCCCAGGTCCACCATATCTTACAGCCTGCTTGGTTAGCATCGGTGACATCTCTCATCTGCTCGTAGCCTCTACACCACGGTTTCCAGGGTGCATCATAGGTTCGTTAGCATCGTGGCACGGTTTCAATTCTGGGAAGGAAAAACATCCCCATCTAACGGTTATAATCCCGGTCACTACCCGGGCATGCTTGGTTATCAGCCTATTTACCCGAAACCTTTTCGGATAATCAAAAAGGCTTCTTGCGAGGAACCTCACAAAAAGCCGGGAATTCTGTCTTGACTATACTAAAAATGTAAGTTACAATCTTAGTACAGTAACCGTCGGGCCGGCCTGTTGTGAGGTTGTCCCGCCTGTAACCCTTCGGAGGTCTAACCGGGGGGTTACTTTCATTATATGGTTGTCCCTTCCATTATACGCCCCAACATATGGCTAGTCAACTAAATTACGACGCAGAATAAAACCCCCTCACACGAGGGGGTTATTTTTATTTTATAACCTTATTTGTTTTTGATAATAACAATAAAATACCTCGTCTTTTAAAATTTCCTGCCATTCATCCTCCGGTATCTGACCGCTTTTATAGCAAATTATAAGTAAGTCATAATTATTACACATAAACACAATTCATCTCCTAATTTAGTGATTTGTCTTATGTACGAGAACCCTTCTGATCGGCTCCGGGGGTTCTTATTTTTTTCGCTTCAGGATTCGCCTTATCCACCTTGGCAGAAAAAGAATTAGCTTCCCATTGCGGCTGCCTGCTCGTTCTTTGATCTGTCTATCTGAATGAAAACTTCGGCAATAGCCTCAATTTTTTTGTAATCATTATCATTGAATTCCAGAAGTTTTTCTATGAGTTTCCGTTTCTCTTCTGGGATCTGGTTAGTTGGTTTGAAATAGGCCGTTTTATTTTTTTCGTTGTGTTCGGCATGGGGAGTATAATTAAAAAAATAATTAGGCGAAACTCCAAAGAATCCTAAAAGAGATTCTATTGTTTCAAGACTTGGCTGTAATTTGCCATTTTCATATTTGGAGATATTGGACTTTTTTTGATTGATTATTTTACCCAACTCTTCCTGAGTAAGCCCTTCCCGCTCCCTTAATTCTCTCAATCTTTTACCAATCCCCACATTTACCAACCCCGTTTATTTGTAATTATATATTATCCAAACTGGAAACTAAAGCATGTTTCTAATAAAGAAATTTATTTTACAAATATCACTTGACTGTTTCTTCATTGGACACTATAATAAAAGTATCCATTACAGAAACGGCAGAAAGGGGGTAAGCGCATGTATGAAAAACTTCGCACAATAAGAAATAATAAAAGCGTCTCAGCGATAGAAATGGCCGAATTACTAGGTTTAAAAACGGCAGCGGCATATTATAAGAAGGAAACTGGAGCCATAAGAATTTCCATGTTTGAAGCAAAATTAATCTCTGAAAGACTTAATATGTCGATTGAAGATATTTTTTTTGCAGATGAGGTTTCCGTTATAGAAACCAGAAACGATAAGATCCCAACTTGTCCCGATGTATAGGAGGTAAAACCATGAAACTCCACGCATTGCCAACAGCCACCGACCGCGCCAGAATCCACGATCTCGTTCGACTTAACGCTTACGGCAAACTATCCCGGGTACACATGGACGAAGTTATCACGCAGATTTTATACAATTACAAACTTAGCAAGATACACATGGACGGATACACCGTGCGCATGGGGGAGCCGATACAGACGCCTATAGGCGAGTGGCCGGTGGTTCATGTCGAGGCCCACCGAGTTGCAGACGGCCCGAATTGCCCGGTATGCGGAGGTCGGCCAGAATATCTAGACGCTGGTGTACTTATTACTGCGGCTTGTTTAAATTGCGGCATTGTTTACAAATACAAGGATGTTGAAGAAGAACCAACTGGCGAACCGGAGAAAATATCGGAAGAAATATCACAGTTAATAAAAAGATGTCTAAAAATGGTTAGGTTTACAAAGGAGGTGGAGCAAGGTGCAAACCCTCAAGACGTTGGCTAGATATGCGTTAATCGGGTACATCGTCGATAAGGGGTTCAACGTCCTGGTGGCAGCGGTAGCCATCACAGTCATGCTGTGGACGTTCAACGGGTTGTTTAAGTTATGGTAACCGGCGAGGCCGGAGGGGGTGAAAATGTGTGTACCTGCATTAAAGATATTGAAGAAAAAATCAAGGAACAATTTAACTCCACCAAAAAAGAAAACGAGACCATTGAATCATCCTCACTTATTGATACAGCTATATTCTTTGACGAAAAATACAGTGGTATAAAAACCTTCTCCGTGGTGGAAGTTAATTATGAACAAAATTGCAAAACTGGAGCAACCAAAACCAAGAATAAGAAATACAACATGCTTCATAAATACTGTCCGTTTTGTGGGCAGGGATATTCTAACTAACTGGCGAGGCCGGAGAAAGGAGCGTGACCGCCAAGTGAATAGTCCTCCGTGGGCACAGATAGGGGCATTGCAACAAGAGGTAGACGCCATAAGAAGTGAATTGCATAGAAAGGTTGATTACCCTGTGTTGGATTCGCTCAATCGCCAGTTGGATACTTTGGGACGTTCCCTGTGGGAGACTAGCAGAACACTTGATGAAATTTTATCTAGGCTCCAAACCTGTGAAAATCAAATAGCCGAAGGGAGGGTTGTTTAAGTTATGGTAACCGAAGAGGCTGGAGGGGGTGAAAGATTGAAGGTTGATGTCGTCGGCATATATGACAGTAAAGACGAGAAGTTAATAAGTATTACAAAAACATATAATGCCCTCTGTGAGCTTGACGCAACCAAGCAACAAAAGCAAATTGCGCTAGATTTATACAAAAGTGTTTGTAACGGTCTAAGGGAAAGCATCGGGACTAAAAACCTTATTGGATTTACTTTAAGTGCCGATGAAAAAGTTGTCCATATCTATGAATTTGATAAAGAAACAGGGGATAATGACTTTCATTGTGTTATTCATGGCAAGGATGGCCCATATATCGAAGTAGAAACCGAGGGGGTGTAACACATGTTCAAACGTATCAGACGTTGGTTAGCCGAGCGCAAACTGTCCGAACGGGATAGGCAATGGAAGGCGTTCTTCCAAGGGGAATGGTAGGGGGTGGATGTAGTGCCGGGCAAACGCATTGAGTTTCAATACGGCGAACAAGCCCCTATAATACGCGAGTTCAACAGAATTAGCGCTAGAGAAAAGCGGGAAAGGTTTCTTGCGCTGTACGACGCGCTGAAAGGCTTGGTGGATGGTTTGGATGACTGCTGGCAGACCTTGCCCGAAGGTAAGGCGGCTACTAAAAAGGCGAATGAAGCCCTTGCCTGTGCCGAAGGGAGCGTGATCGCTAAGTGAAAGATGTAAGACCGGAAGTAAAATGGTTCGCCGCCGAAATGGAAAAGCAACTGAAAGCCAATGATCACAAGGGCGGTTGGCAAGATAGCGATATTTGGTGGTTATTTAAGCGATTAGACCAGGAAAAATATGAGCTAGTTAAGGCCATAATGCACTGGCAAAAATATTGGGCAGAACCTTTAAGCACAATGTATCTTGAACAACTAATAAAAGAGGCCGCCGATGTTGCCGATTTTGCAATGATGATTGCCGATATTGCCAGGTCAAGCGAAAGGAGCGTGATCGCCGAGTGAACTATGACTGCTATGTAGAAGATGTGAATGGGTACGGAGTTTTCGTTGCCGATGCAACAGGGGGAATAGAGGCGTTCCGCTGGTGGCGCGGAATCGACAAGTTTCCGAGGATTGCTTGCATTAAGCCAACTGTCACCTGCTTCACGCGGCGCTTTCGGGCGAACCAGCGGAACCGGCTACCGGGGCGGGATAGACTAAGGGGAAGTGAGGTGGTAGAGGGTGCGTGAAATTTGGTTTCGTGGCAAGAGGGTAAGTGACGGTGAATGGATACAAGGCGATTTAATTACAGAAACAAGCAGCAAATTGGAAGTAAAAAGAACATTTATCCACTTAAGGCTGTCAGAAGTTGCTTTTACTGAAAACTTTTTATCATCTTCATTGGTTCTTTATGAAGTTGATCCTGAAACAGTCGGTCAATTTACCTGCCTCCACGACGAGAACGAGCGGGAGATTTATGAGGGGGATATCACTCAAGACAATACCGCGAATTATTGCAAGCTAATTGCGTGGCACGGAAATGGCTTCAAATGGAAATCAATACTAAATAAGAGGGGCATTGAAAGACAGAAATTATCAATCAGGCCATTCCCGTCTTACGATTTTTGTGAGATGCAAAATGTGGAAAGTCATGAGGTCATCGGCAACGTATGGGATAACCCGGAATTAGTGGGGGATGACCTCGCAGAACCGAGCTAGAAATAAAAAATAGCTGCCAAAACTCAGCAGCCACAATATCTCTTATAAGTAGTTTATCACGAAAGGGGCGAAAAAACAATGCCAAATAACCCCTATCTAACCCGCTATAAAGTAACCTGCCCGGACTGCAAAAGGTATCATTACACATTCAAGCCAGACATTTGCCCACGTTGCGACGCAGATCTGGGCGGTAGGGGATTTATAAGTCTACCTGAGTTTTGTGAGGCTACAATAAACGCGTTAACCGGCGAAATTAAGGTGCGCCCGGAGTGGGAATGAAAGGAGGATAATCATGGAAATAATGTGCACCTACGACGACGAGGATAGGCCGATTATCAAGGCTAAGTTTACTCCTACCGGAGGAACCGATTTTTGTCTTAAAATAGTTTCTCCTGATGCAATAAGTTTACAGATAAAGGGATGGGACGCTCTCTTCAACGGGGAAGACTTCGCCGACTTCACCGCCCTTGTCAACCGAATCAACAAGCAAATCGGGAATGTATAGTTACCCAGGACTACAACACCCGCAAGCCACCCGCCTCTCCCCGGGAGCCATCGCAGAACACAAACTCCTACCCGGGGTGGCGCTGGTTATCGTCAGTGGCCCGGAGCGAGGGTTGCGGGGCGATGTGTACCGGTTGCAGCGACCGGACGGCGAAGTGGTGCCGGCACTGCGGGAGAATTTGAGATTATAGCGGAGGGATAGCGATGAACCTCGACAACTATTCCCAGGACATAGAAGGCACAACAATAGTACACCTGCGAAAACAACATGAACAGTCGGAACCATGCTTTTGCTGGAACTGTGGAGTACAAATATTAAGCGGTTACTTTTGTAAACGATGTGGGAAGGATGATACAAATGAAAATTATTAAACTGCAAGCTGAAAATATCAAGAAACTTAAAGCGGTGGAGATTACTCCAGACGGTAACATCGTCACTATCAGCGGTAAAAACGGCCAGGGGAAAACCAGTATCCTTGACAGTATATGGTTAGCTTTGGCAGGTGGCAACGCCTCTAAGGAGATGGTCAGGCCGGTCAGGGACGGAGAGAAACGGGCTAGCGTTAAACTTGACCTTGGCGACATCATTGTGACCCGCAAATGGACATCTAACGACAAGAGTACCCTGTACGTGGAGAACAGGGAAGGCGCTACTTTCAAGTCCCCCCAGAAGATGCTTGACGGCCTTGTGGGGCGCTTATCCTTCGACCCAATGGCCTTCGCACAGCAGGACGAAAAGACACAGATTAAAACAATCATGGAGTTTGTTTCGCTTCCGGTTGACCCGGCGGTATTAGATGGTCAAAAGGCAAAACTGTACGAACAGCGCCGGGATGTTAACCGGGACTTAAAGCAGTATGAAAGTCACCTTGGGATGATGCAATGCCCTGTTCATGGGCTCCCAGTGGAGGAAGTAAGCGCCTCAGATATCCTTGCCGAGATAAAGGTGGCACAGGAACAGAAGAACGCCAACGACGAGAAGCGTCGCGAACTTCAACGAATGTCACAGGATGCCTCCACACATAGGACAACTATTGTCAGTATCGACGAAAAGATCAAAGACCTCCAGGATCAGATCATTAAACTCCAGACTTCGCGGGATAAAACCAAGTCCATACTTAATGGGCTGAATGTTAATGGCAAGGATTTAAAAGCCAAGGTTGATGCGCTGGTTAACCCTGACATTGACGCCTTCCAGGAAAAATTAAGTAACATTGAAAAGACCAACCAGGACATCAGATCGGCCAATGAATACAACGCAACCCAGGACAAGATTAAAAAGGCGCAGGCTGATAGTGACGATCTAACCGTAAAGATTCAGGCTATCGACGATCAGAAAGCCAAGATGCTCAAAGAGGCGAATTTCCCGATTGAAGGCCTGGGCTTTGATGAGGACGGCGTAATATTCAACACGATACCATTCAAACAATGCTGCACAACCGAGCAAATAAAAGTATCCGTGGCGATGGCGATGGCGTTAAATCCTGACATTCGGGTAATAAGGATCCGCGATGGGAGCCTCCTTGATAGTGACAATATGAATGTTATCAGGGAGATGGCGAAAGACAAGGACATGCAGGTATGGGTTGAGATTGTCAATGATACCGGGGAGGTTGGAATCTACATCGAGGATGGTGAAGTTAAGGCAGTTAATGCACAAACAGTGTAACCCCCCCCCTAATATAACCGGGGCTCCGGTCCCGGTAAACTCTCTATAATATGGGGTGATATAGTGGATAACTTAGAAATATGGGAAAAGGTTAGAACGGTACCGCCTACTGCACTTAAGGAGATACAAGCTGGTAGGCTAAAGGGTAAAAGTGATATTAACCCCATGTGGAGGCTTAAGCAACTAACTGAACAGTTTGGAATGTGTGGAGTTGGTTGGAGATATTCGATAACAAAACAATGGCTTGAAACTGGTGGCACAGGTGAAATGGCGGCATTTGTAAATATAGATTTATTCATCAAGGTTGACGGCGAATGGTCTGAGGCTATCCCAGGGACTGGGGGAAGCGCATTTGTGGCGAATGAAAGAAATGGTCCCTATGTATCTGATGAATGTTTCAAGATGGCTTTGACCGATGCCATAAGTGTTTCATGTAAAGCATTGGGTTTTGGGGCAGATGTCTACTGGGATAAGGATAAGACCAAATATAATAAACCAACACAGACACTACCAAGCCAACCAGACAAACCACAGCAGCCTCCAGTGCAATCACAGCCACAAAACGGAGAATTATTATCTGATCCACAACGCAAGAAAATCTATGCCGTGACGACAAAAATGAGCATTAAGCCGGAAGATGTTAAAAAGATGATGCGGCAGCGATATAAGGTTGACGACAGCAAGCAATTAACGAAGAAGAATGCCAGCGATTTCATCGAATTTCTCGGTAAACTGGAAAACGGTGAGGAAGTTTGGTTTGACGATTCGGAAGTACCATTCTAAGGAGCGTGATCACATGCCAACTTTTACCTGCCAAAATTGTGGCCGGTGCTGCGGTATCATCCCGGTAAATTCCGACGAGTTACGCATGATTCGGAGGGAAGTCCGCCAGTTTTCCCAAGAGGAAGTAGCCCGCCTGCAAAACCAAAAGAGAGGATTTTCCACCTGCCCCCTGCGTGACATCGAAAACAACCGTTGCTCTGTCTACGAGGCGAGGCCGCAGATATGCCGGATGCAGGGACTGTATGTCGGTATGACGTGCCAACATAATCCCGGTGTTGCCACCAAAAGTAGGGAGGAAGGATATAAGGCGCTGCACGACACAAGGCATGATGAGGGGTGGCAATTTGGGTTGCTTGCGTTTAACCTTGGCTGGGATGAGATTCTTTGGGGATTGCCGGGGAAGAAGGTGGCCGTAGATGATTGACCGCATATACCGCGAACTTCGCCGGGAACAAAAGAAGCTGCGGAAGATGACGCTTGGAGCGCCGGGGATATTAGCGCAGAGTTTGGTAGTTGACCGGCTGGTCGTGGAGTATTACCGGGCGTTGGAGGTGACAACCGTTGGTTAAAAGGATTTGCCCCGGATGCGGGGAAGAGCGCTGGTCGGAAGATGCGGAGGGGACCTGGCGCTGTGTAGAGTGCGGAGCTGATGTGCCGCCGCCGAAGGAGGGGGAGAAGGCGTGACAAACCCAACCTGCCGCTGCCAAGTCCGCCGCGAGGGGTGCCTCTCCAAGTGTACCGTGAGCAGAGAGACGGAGTTACACCGGCGGACGTGCGGGGAGTGTTGGCTGAATCCAATGGCGGCAAAGAATCTTGACCAGTTGAGTTTGTTTTAGAGTCACGGGGGGTAAGGGCGGCATAGCCGGCGTGGGGAGATCAGATATGAGCGGGAGGCGCGGGGATGGCAAGCGGCTACATCAAGCTTCACCGGTGTTTATTAGACAACCCGTTATTTGACAATGAGAACCTCCTTAAAGTTTGGGTGTGGTGTTTACTTAAAGCCAGTCATAAAGAGCATGAGCAACTTGTTGGACTTCAAAAAGTTATCCTAAAACCAGGGCAATTTGTCTTCGGCAGAGACAAGGCTGCGGCAGAATTAAAGCTACATCCCTCGTCACTGTATCGTTACGTAAAAAAATTAGAATCGAGTGAAAGATTGGTCATCCAGCCGAACAACAAATTTTCTATTGTAACCATTGAGAATTGGGCTTTTTATCAGGGGGAAGGGGACCAACCTGAACAACAAAATGAACAACAAATGAACAACAAACGAACAGCAAATGAACAACAAATGAACACAAACAAGAATGTAAAGAATGTAAAGAATGTAAAGAATAAAGATCTTAAAATACTTGCGCAAGAAAAAATAAATCATCAAGAAATGTTTGACGAATTTTGGCAATCATATCCAAATAAAAAGTCTAAGGGCCAGGCTGAAAAAGCATGGAATAAAATCAAACCGGACGAACAGCTTCTAGCAGTCATTCTTGATGCGTTAAAGCGGGCCAAGACTTCGGCGGGGTGGACAAAGGAAAATGGGAAATGGATTCCCCATCCGGCAACCTGGCTAAATGCTAAAGGTTGGGAGGATGAATACCATGAGGGCGGACAAAGCCAGGAAGGTTGGTCAACCGGAAGACAGGCTTTAGAGGAGTGGGCGAACAGTGAATAAACAGGAGATTAAAAGTTTAATAACTCTAGCTTATGGAAGTTTCCCAAGTATCCAGAATAAAGAACTTGTACAAATTGGGATGACTTGGGAAGAAATGTTAGGGGAATTACCTTATCCGCAGGTTAAAGAAGCGCTTAAAAAGGTGCTGGCCACGGCAAAATTCTTCCCCACGGTTGCAGATATCCAGGGCGCAATACAAAGTATTAAGGACGATCAGCGCAATACAGCCTTTCAGCCACTAAAAAAAACGGGTTGCTCCGTTTGTGGCGGCGGGGGTTATATCACAGTTTTACAGGAAGGGGAAGATCGCTACTGCCGGTGCCCGTGTAAGGCAGGCGACAGATTAAACGGCTGGCCGATGGCCCCGAGCTGGGCGACGCAGACAGACCGGCGGATCCTGCAAGGGGAAAAGATTGATGTTAACTTTTAGGCGAGGTGATCACCGTTGAAGCACCTTGGCAGTGTAACCGACATCCACGGCGGCAGAATAGCCCCCGTTGACATAATAACCTTCGGCTCACCCTGCCAGGACTTGAGTGTGGCCGGTAAACGTGCTGGTCTGGAAGGTGCAAGGTCAGGACTTTTTAACGAGGCGGTGAGGATAATCCATGAAATGCAATCAGCCACCAACGGAGAATACCCAAAAGTTTGCATATGGGAAAATGTTCCAGGGGCATTTTCGAGTAATGGCAGTAAAGATATTGAGTCGGTATTGGATTCCATGGAGGAACTTGGTTTTGTAGTTGATATGACTGTTTTGGATGCTCAGAATATGGGGGTTCCGCAGCGCAGAAGGAGGATTTTTGCAGTATGGGTAAGCGTAAATTATATACTCCAGAACAAGACGATTATATCCGTGAGCATTATTACTCAACTAATCATCGAGATATTGCAATACGTCTTGGTAGAACAATTACGAGCGTCAGGCATCGAGCTGTTAAAATCGGACTATCCCCTAAAAAAAGATGCAAAAGATGGACTACTGCGGAGGATGAGGTTATTCGGAATAAAAACGGAAGAAAACTGGTTGATATTGCTGGAGAACTTGGCAGAGACATTAACGATACTTCTGATAGAGCACAAAAGCTTGGAGTCCCATTTAGGCACGTTGATTATAGATTTACAAAGGGATATGCAATTAGAAGACCACCAGACAAGAACGGCAAACGAAAAGAGATATTCAGACATATTGAAGTTATGGAAGAACATTTGGGAAGAAGCCTACAGCCTGGCGAACTCGTCCACCACATCGACACTGATAAGCAACACGACACAATTGACAATTTACACCTGTTCACTTCTAGGTCTGAGCATGGCAGAGCTCATCGTTCAGTTGAGCAACTCTTACCAGGACTTCTACAACTCGGAATCGTTACTTTTAACCGTGACAAAGGAGTGTATGAACTATGCGAGACAGTCAAGCAGCAACTTGTTTACAGAACTGGAATGGGTTCAGCGTTGGAATGATTATCTCGATAGAGCATCCAACTGTACAGAGCAACTTGAGCGACATTTTGGAGGCGAATGTGCCGGAGAAATACTTTTTGTCGAGCAAAGCCTGTCAGGGGATTCTCCGGAGGGCCGAAAAGCGAGGGAAGAAGTTGCCGCCTGTGTTGGAGATGGCGTTGAAACAACAGTCAACCTTGACCAAACATCAGACCGTATAACAATAAATGCCAGGAAAAGCGTAACTTTGAAAGCTGGTGGTGGTGGAGGCGGGGCAAAAACAGGATTGTATCTGCTGCCAATCGCCTTTAACGGTCGCCAAGACCACGTAAACGGACCCGTAATAGGTGCTTTGGACACTGATCGAGCGACGCAGTGTATAGCTATTCAACACAGCATTATTGGGCGCAAGGACGAAGCTGGGGCGCAAGGGCCGGGTTTTAGGGATGATGGCAAGATGTTTACGCTTGATAGCCGGGGTGCTGCTCACGCCGTTGCCCAGTGCGTAACGACCGGGACCGGTCGGCGATATGACCCGGAGACGGAAACATTGATACCTGTGGCTTACGGTCCTGGTGGCCAACATGAAATAACCCACACCCTGCGGTCACAGGCAAGCAAGGCAGATAAGCCAAGTAGTACGACGTATGTTGTGGAACCTATAGTCTTTGCCCAAAACCAGCGCGACGAGGTAAGAGATTTAAAAGGTAAAGCCGGGGCATTGGCGGCAGAACCGGGGATGAAACAGCAGACGTTTGTTGCTCAACCAACCTATGTATGCAAGACTGACCAGACCGGATCGAATGGGTTAGGGATATGCGAAGAAGTTGCTTATACTCTTGATTTGGCTGGAGGACAAGCGGTGGCTTATCCTGCCCCGGCCAACACGCTTTTAGCCAAGGCAAATATGTCACATCGGGGCGACACTGACAATATTGTTATTGAACCAAAAGGGAGTGAAATTGATGGTAATGCCGATGAAAGAAACACCATTGAGATATTGCGAGCACTGCGGAAAGAAATTGGAGAGGAAGCGTTTTCCAAATGGGGACATGGAATCCTTGCTTCACTTCAACAAGAGGAAGTATTGCAATCAAAATTGTATGGCCGAAGGGTTCAGAAACAAGCCGAAGATAGAAACGGACAACTGGAGGACAAACCACGGCAGATCGCAGAAATTGATTCCCCCCGGTCCCTGTTCGGAGTGTGGCAAGCCGAATGCGCTGGATGTTCACCACAAGGACGAGGATTGGACAAACAACGAACCGGAGAATTTAGAGAGACTTTGCCGGAGTTGCCACAACTTAAAGCACAGTCAGAAGAAATTTTGCTTAATATGCGGGAAGCTAGTAAAGGGATACGGATTTTGCGACAAGCATTATCAGAGGTTCAAGAAGTACGGAGATCCGATGATGGTCAAAGTAAACCAGTATTTACCGGTTATGCAGTCCGTAGATTAACTCCCCTTGAGGCAGAACGCCTCCAGGGACTTCCAGACGGATGGACTAACATCCCTGGGGCATCGGATACAGCAAAGTATAAAGCAATCGGAAACGGGTTGGCGATACCATGTGTCGAGTGGATAATGCGGAGGATAACCGAAGTTCTGGGGCTGAAAACGCTTGGCAGTTTATTTGATGGGCTGGCCGGCTTCCCGCTGGCTGGTCAACGAGCAGGAATAAAAACTCTGTGGGCGAGTGAGATTGAGTTGTTTTGCATTAGAGTATCGCAGAAACATTTCCCGGAGGTGACCACCAATGCAATCCCATCGCACGTTACACAAACACAACATCCCCACAACTAAGCCATACACCGGCAAGGTAGGTCGTCCCGTGGGAGCCGTAGCACCCCAGGGTGAAACGGTGATTATCCTGGAAGATATCGACTTTTGCTGGACGCCGGTGCAGATACGGGATTTTAGAGAACTTTGGAAATCGGGTACGCCAGGCCCGGGAATAGCGGCGCACCTTCGCAGGGATGAGGATGAGGTCAGCCTGCTGGTGATGGATCAGAGGCGGCAGAATAAGATCAGCGACCGCGAAGGAGGATGGTTTGGATGTTCTGTCTGATTTGCCGCAAGCACCCGGCTAGAACCGGGGATCTGTTTTGCTGGAAGTGTGCTTTGGGTGAGTATCCCGATGGAGGGCTACATAGGAGACTGCATCCGAAGCGCAAGGATGCCCGTAGGAGGCCACAGGATGCCCGTTGCGGCTAGTTAACCCGTTAGGTAAGATAAAGTTACCTGCTAGGAAAAAGGGAGGCTTAGAATTGAAACTATGCCATAAAGAGTTAAGCGAGTGGGAACCTGACAGGCTTATCAAAGTAATAATTAAGCAGACATATATCGAGGGCGCGAAAGCCGAGCGTGAGCGGATCGCCAATCTGCTTGCGCCAAGAGGTTGCCAATGTTGCCCATATCCAAAGGCGCTTTGCAATACTACCGACAACTGTTTTGACTGCTGGGTAAGGTATTTAAACGATACGCCGGGGGAGGGATAGAGGTGATACAATTCACTGTTTTCGGGGAACCTGTCGCGCAAGGACGGCCAAGATTTGCCAGAATGGGTAACTTTGTTAAAACTTATGACCCAGCGGAATCCAAGGATTACAAAAGCCGCGTGTTGGCCGCAGCCCTGGAGGTCCGCCCGGAAAAGCCTTTGGATATGCCACTTTCGGTCACAATTAAGGCTTACCGGTCCATCCCGAAATCGATGAGTAAAAAGAAGGCGGACCAGGCCATGATCGGGGAAATTAGGCCCACGACAAAGCCGGATATTGACAACATCGTTAAGGGCGTCAAGGACGCGCTGAAAGGCGTTATCTGGCGGGATGATTCGTTAGTTGTCAATCTAGTTGCCTGTAAATGGTATGGTGAGACGCCAAGGGTGGAAATCAGCGTTAGGGAGGCGTGAGCGTGAATAAACTACTTTATGGACTCTTGACGTTAGTAATATCAGCCGGAATAGCTTACGGTATCATTTGGAACGGGTTGGTGTATTTTGCCGCTAACCCGGCTACTATCCAGCAACTCCAGGCCGAAGTCCAAACCCTTCGCGCCGATTCTCAGATCCTTCAAATTAAACTAACCAACGAGGAGCTAATTCGCCAGGACTTGGAGCATCGCCTACGGGTGGTCGAGCGTAGGAATTTGATAAATATGGAGGCTGAATAAAAATGAATGTTGATTTTACATCAATCGCGCCACTTTTAGACCATTTGGCACAAAAAATTGGTGTAACGGTGGATAATTTGTGGGGTGTGATGATTAGGCAGGCAATTACAAACGGAATCACAGATTTAATATTGACATTATTTTTATCGATTGTATTGTTTGTGTCAATAAAACAAACTCCGCACTTCTTTAAAAAAGCAAAAGAGGAAGAAAAAGGAGGGAGTACTTCTTCCCAGGTAAACAATGAAGTTTTTGGCATACTAACAATCACAGTTGCAATCGTGGCGATAATATTTATTCCACTTCTTTTAACTTCATCGATTAAACACCTTGTTAACCCAGAATACTACGCCTTTATGGATATTATCGGATTGGTTAAAAAGTAAGCGAGAGAGGAGGGCGACGCCGTGAATTTACCTGATATACTTTTTAACGATGAAATGGATAAGGCGTATCTAGCAACAAAAGGTTACTATGACAGCATTAAACTTATTGACCATGGAAAACTTAGAAAAAGAATCGTTAGTGAAGTTTTATATGCTACCAGAGCTAAAATAAAAGAAACTGATATTAAAAACATTAGGTTAGTAGACATCGTTTTTACTGAAACAGGACTTAATACTGACAGTTGGATACCACTAGAAAGTAGCGGCATTAAGATACAAAAATATATTGAGTGTGAGTTTACTTGCAGGGAGGCCACGCCATGACCATCATCTACACCGCCGGCGCAATCCTCCTCAGTGTCGCCGCAGTCTGTGGCTTCCGGCAGTGGCGCAAGCTGGGCGAGCCGATACAACCGCCTGTGATGCGGATAGTGCCGGAGCGCGAGTATACCCCGGCCCCGAAGCCGGCGCCGACGATTGTGCAGATGAACCGAGTGGAGCCGATGGGGAAGCGGAAGAAGACGCGGAAACAGCCGAGAAGAAAGATGGTGCATGAATTTGACCAATAGAGAAGCACATGAAAAAGCCGCTGGGATGGCGCTTGAACCAATGTTTTTTGTATTCAACGGAATCGATCCAGACGCAGTAGTGGAAGAAAATGCGGAAACAGCCGAAGGGGAGAAGGGTTTGGGATGAAAAATGGAACGAGAGGTGATGCCAACGCCAACTGTTCGGTGTGAAATCACAGGTCCCACAACTTGTGACACAGGCAAAAACTAAAACGAAAGCGAGGTGAATCCCAGCTTACGTTATCAGTTGTGATTAGGTGTATATGTCGGCCCCGTCGGGGTAGTAGCTGGCGGGGCTAATAAAAAACAGGGGGATGAATTATGAAAGTGTTCTTAGGTGGAACCTGCAACGAAAGCACCTGGCGCGAAGAACTAATTACTTTGTTGCTAATTGACTATTACAACCCCGTTGTCTCGGATTGGACGCCGGAATGTATGACAGAGGAAATTAAGCAGCGGCAAGAGTGCGACCTCGTTCTTTACACCATTTCCAAGGAAATGACTGGTGTTTATTCAATCGCAGAAGTGGTGGATGACAGCAATAAGCGGCCAGATAAAACACTGTTTTGCGTCCTGCCGGATGGGTTTGATAAAGCACAAATTAAATCACTTGGCGCAGTGGCAGCAATGGTGGTTAGGAACGGCGGACAAACTTTCGACAATATTGCTTCCGTGGCTGACTACCTGAATAAGAAAGCGTCTTAAATAGCAAGCCCCGCCATCTTCGCGGGTGGCGGGGCTCATTAAAAATAGCCGAAATTAACCAAATTCGTTGATTATGCGCCAAATATACGAAAATGAGTACCAAGATGGGCACCAGTAAAAAGTAGACTCGGTGCGAAGGGGATACTACTTTGATTAACTTTTTTAAGTCTATTTTGGGTTCTTTGTTCTGTTTTAATCATGAGTGGGAAAGAGATACATACTGCTTAGACCAAGAAAGCGCTAATGTCAGCATGTTTAGGTGCAAAAAGTGTGGCCACACCGTTAAATTATATTCCAATGATGGATGCAGATGGAATCCTAATTACGACAGGGCAGAAAAGGAATTTAAACAACAGGGAGGAGGAAAAAGCCGTGCTGTCTCTCAATAAAGCAAAAGAATTAAAATCAGCGGGGCTGGTGTGGTATCCGGAAGTTGGCGATATGGTTTATCTTTGGACTGTTGATCAGGTGGTTATTGGGTGCCCTACACCTAGCAAAGTATTACTGAATAGGTGGACAGATCCAAAACCTACCGCAGAATGTATTTTTGCCCCTTCTCTCTCGCAACTCCTGGCTGAAATTGAAAAGCGGGATGAATTGGTACAAATAGCAAGTCGTTCGGGCGGCGGTTGGTTGTGTGGAATAGGTTGCGGCGCTAAATACTTTTTTGCAGACACCCCCGAGGGCGCAACTGCAGCCGCTTTAATTTGGCTGATGGAGAATAAAAAGGAGGCCGATGTATGATTAGCCTAGAGAAGGCAAAGGCGCTAAAAGTTGCGGGGTTGTTGTGGGAATATACCCAAAGTGATTGTTTTTATTATAATTATCCATACAAAGATAACGCTGGATTTACGCATACCTATAGATATCCTGGAAATAAATTCGTGTATAGCGGAAAATGGGGTTCTGGATTTAGTGGGGAAGATGCAGAAGAAGCAATTAGAAAAATAGTACAACAACACATCTTCGCACCCCGTCTCTCGCAACTCCTGACAGAGATTGAAAAACGCGGCTGGAACGCCGACTCGGTGACGTTGAAGGACGGTGGGTATGGCTGCGACATCTACTGGCTGTCGGCTACGGTACAAACGATATACAAGACGTTCGCAGGTGAGAGTAGGGAGGATGCGGTTGCAGATGCGTTAATTTGGATTAAAAGGAAGGGGGCTGGGAAGTGATGATTACGCCCATCATATTTTTATTAGGGGCACACTATGTAGCTGATTTCCCCTTACAGGGTGACTTTGTAGCACAAATGAAAGGCAGGCGTGTATATATTCTCTTTGCCCATGCAATCATTTACGCAACTATTTTGTCTGCTGTTTTGTTCTATTTCGGTAGATATACAGACTGGAAATTTGGAGTAATTCTTGCCACGCATATGTTGATTGATTGGTGGAAATCACAACAACCAAGAGACGATGCACATTGGCACTTAATTTATTATGATCAGGCAGGGCATATAGGGATAAATACTTTATTGTATTTCCTTTAAAGACAAATAGACAAAAATAATACCCCTCACGGGGCATAGACAATCTCTTAAGTACAGTATCTATTAGGGGGTGGCATGGATGGATGATCATCTAATTCAGGCCAACGAGGCAGCGAAGCGATCAGTCAACAAGTCCGCTGCTGCCAGTGTGGAGGCTATCCGGGAGAGGAACGAGCAAGAAGATCCGTGGGAATCTGACGGATTTTGGTGCTGGTGGGCCAAGACAAGCCCGCCGGATCGGAAGGAGAAGGAGGCTTTGCCGCCGGGGGAGGCGTCTGGTAGGAGCTCCAAAAGTAAATGTAAAAAACGCAAGAAGCCGCCGAAAAACTTCAGGAGTTTGTATATGGAGTGTTGACAGCCGAATATTGGACATGGTATGGTAGTGGTGTATAGCACGCCCATTTATAAATTGACATTGGACATCATCCCGTGGGGTTGCGTCAACAGCCCCACACGAGAACACCGCACCCGCGAGGGTGCTTTTATTTGTGCGTATATACCCCAACCGGTTGATTTATTATATGGGCTTGCGCGTTCGCAGGCCCCGCGCGAAACATCAGCCGGTAATATGCAGGTTGCCACAAGCCCGGCTTAGAATAATCTCCGCGACCTGGGCGACCAGGCCGGAGATCCCGCAAGGGAAAATTTTAAATTATTTTCGCAAGCGGTGCCATGGATAAAATCTATCCATGCCAAAAACAGCATTCAGCCTTACAGCCAGTAAGCGCGAAGGGCAATCGGACATGCAATTCCTTTTATAATGTATTTCTTTGGGGTCAAAACAAGGAGCTGAGATTATGTGAGGAGTGATATTGCAAAGTATATCTCTGGCGAACGAAACGCCATAAAGGACGAGTTTATACTGAGCCGGGAGAAATGTGGTAGCAGTGAATATGTCCAGGTCCAACACCCGGAACTGCCAGAGCCAATTTACACCTTCTGGCATACACGCAAAAAGGCCAATGCTCCAAAGCATACAGGTGGCAAGAAGCCTTATGCAATGATTATGATAGAGGAACTTATACGGCTCATGAAAGGCGGGCTTCCAGCGGAAGCTACGGGGTATTTGATATATCTCACTCCTTATATCGAATGGGGAACCGGTAAACTCATATATGGCAGGGGAAAGCGGCAAATGAAGTTTGCTGACATCATGAAGGTGTTCGGAAAGAGTTACAAAACCACACAGGCAATTATAGCCAAACTGAAAGACCATGACCTTCTTGCATACACAAAAGAAGGTTATTTTATTTCCCGGGAACTTATTAAACGGGGGGTTGCGAAATGAGAATTAAATATGAGAAAGGGCTGACGCCTGAGAGGATCGCAGATGAGTTTGTACGATTTATTAGAGATAACAATATCGTGATAGGCGCTGTCAACGTCTACATCCAAACATATGACGAGGAAATGAAACTAGAAAAACACGCCAGAGATGACAGATATCTCATTGTTTCGCCGAAGGAGTTTGCAAAGCAAGAATACACGGAAGATGTAAGTAAGACAAGACGGAAAAGATTGAAGGTAGTTTAAAAAAAGCCTGGCACAATGTCGGCGAATCAACCAACTGAACACATGGCTTGGCGTAAATAGGGAACGGGGTGAGAAAGATGGCATTGGCTTTCAGGGAATGCAGCCCACTGACGGTTATAGATAAGTTCCGGAAATGGAATGAGGAGAGGCAGAACCAAGTTGATTTTATCGCACGGGAATACCAGATGGATAAAACCGAACTGGGGAAGATGGGCGACGATGAATTAAATAAACTGTTCCATGAAGCATACCAGCGCGATAGTTTGCGGGGCGCACAGGGGACGCTGTGAGGCGTGGAGAGATTTTGGAGGTGAAGGAAAATGCCGATAGCAAGGGAGTTGACGCCAAAACAGAAAATGTTTGTGGCTGAGTATCTTGTGGATCTTAATGCTACTCAGGCTGCAATTCGTGCCGGCTATTCACCTAGGACAGCTAAATCTATTGGTCAGAGGTTGTTGACCTTTGTTGACGTTCAGGCCGCAATACAGGAAGCTATGAAGAATAGGGAGAAACGCACCCTTGTAACTGCCGATATGGTAGTTGCGGAACTTGCAAAGATGGGCTTCTCAAATATCGGTAAATATGCGAAGTGGTCCGGTGATTCTGTGTCGCTGGAACCTTCGGAAGCACTCGGGGAGGATGAGCTTGCCTGTGTTGCCGAAGTGTCTCAAACTGCCACACAGAATGGCAATAGCGTCAAGTTCAAGCTCCACGACAAGAAAGGGGCTTTGGAACTTCTTGGCCGTCACCTGGGCATGTTTACGGAAAACCTAAATGTTACTGGGGAATTGGCAGTAAAGATAATTGACGACATTGAAAAATAGTGGGCATGTTCCACTAATCAGCATTATGTAAACCAGGAAGTAGCCTCAAAGCCGTATTAATCCTTACTTTTAGGATACTACGCGGTTTTTCTGCTTAATTCTGCTAGAAAATGATAGTGAGAGTGTATATTTTATGGCTGAAATTCGCATCTCAAACCTAGTAGCTCCGTCATTCCACCCGGTTCATGCCGACATCAAACGAGGTGGGCATACTCATTATTGGGCCAAAGGTGGCCGGGGCAGCACCAAGTCAACCTTTGCAGCTATAGAAATAATTCTGGGCATAATGAAGGACCCTAACGCCAACGCCTGCGCCCTGCGGAAGGTCAAGGATACGCTCAAGGATAGCGTATACGTACAACTATGCTGGGCAATAGATGCGCTAGGGGTGGAACGGTATTGGCATCAGAATACTAGCCCGTTAAGCCTGACATATATTCCAACCGGCCAGAAAATCCTATTCCGGGGTGCAGATAATCCGAAGAAAATCAAGTCTTTCACCTTTAGGCGCGGCTATTGCAAGTTCTTCTGGTACGAGGAAGTTGATGAGTTTAACGGAACCGAAGAAATACGGATGATTAACCAGACACTACTTCGTGGCGGTTCTAAATTTGTGGTGTTCTACACCTACAACCCGCCAAAGTCTGCCGCCAACTGGGTTAATACGGAGGTTCAGCTCACCCGGGAAGATAGGCTTGTGCATCACAGCAGCTATTTGACGGTCCCGCCGGCCTGGCTGGGTGAGCAGTTTATCGCCGAGGCTGAACACCTCAAGGCTACAAAAGAAACGTCTTATAACCATGAGTACCTTGGAGAGGTTACCGGTACCGGAGGTGAGGTATTTGGCAATGTTCAGATCCGGCCAATCAGCGATGAGGAGATAGCAGAGTTTGAGACCATACGCCGCGGAATGGACTTCGGGTATGCGATTGACCCATTTGCTTATCTCGTTTGCAGCTATAACCGTAAGTTAAAGCGGCTATTTATCTACCATGAATACTACAAGGTTGGGCTTTCAAACCACTCAGCATATACTCATATTGAACAGGAGAATACCTCCAACGAGCCAATCCTGGCAGACTCAGCGGAACCGAAGAGTATCAATGAGCTATGCCAGTATGGGCTCAGGGTGGCGCCGGTCAAGAAGGGACCGGATAGCGTAGAGTATGGCATCAAGTTCCTGCAAGACCTGGAAGCTATCATTATCGACGACAAGCGGTGCCCGGAGACAGCCAGGGAGTTTATGAACTACGAGTTGGAGAAGGATGTAAATGGTAACTTCAAGGCCAACTATCCAGACAAGAATAACCATACGATTGATGCGGCGCGATATGCCATGAATTATGAGTGCTTGCAGTTCAGAGATGAAGAGAAAGCGAAGCCGCAGCGTTATAATTGGAAGCACGAGAAGCCAAAGCCTGACCCCTACACCGGGGCGAAACCTGATAATAGCTATATCAACTACTAGGAGGTTGACAATGGAATACACTATCATGGGCATCGCCTTTGGGCTGTGCCTTTTCCTATGCCCCTTAATGGCCTATAGGCGCGGCCTACAGGACGGCCTAGCCGTTGGACAGGGTAAGACACCAGTTCCGATTAAGGGGCCTATTAAGGCCATGCAGGAGCACCGGGAGGCTAAGCAGACAAAGCAGGAGCAGGACAAGTTCCGTGACGGGTTGGCTAATCTCCTCGCCTATGATGGAACGCCTCAAGAGGTGGTGAAAGAATGAGCGACACAACGCGCGAATGGGATCTATACGAAAAAGGCAAGGATTACAACCGCAAGATTGACCTGGGCGCCACCGTTGACCGCAACGAGCGCATGTATGCAGGCGATCAGTGGAAAGGGGTAGTATCCAACGGCCTCCCAACTCCGGTATTTAATATCTTCAAGCGCATTATTAACTACTTCATTGCCGCTATCATGTCCAGCGCGGTAAAGATGCAGTTTACGCCGGAGAATATCGGCGACGATACGCAGGACCCGCAGGAACTGGAGGTCAAGCAGGCTGCGGAAATCATCTCTAAATACAGCGAAACCCTTTGGGAAAATTTGAAGATGGACAATAACCTCCGGCAGGTGCTATTGGATGCTGCTCTTTCCGGTGATGCTTGCGCTTACTGCTGGTGGAATCCCGAGATTGACACCGGCCAGGAGGCTCAAGGTGACAACGAGATTGAACTGCCGGATAATGTCAATGTCTTTTTTGGCAATCCTAATGATTACCGGGTACAGAAGCAGCCTTATAATATCATCTCTTTTAGGGAATTGGTTTCTAGCCTTCGGGATGAGGCCCGTAAAAACGGCGTTGAGGAATATAAGGTCAACATGATCAGTGGTGATACCGACACTCAGGAGCAATCCGGTGACATGGCCAAGATTGAGCTTGACACCTCCGGTGAGAATACCGGCAAGACTACGGCGATCATTAAGTTTTGGCGCGATCCGAAAACGAAAACGATTTGGTGGAACAAATCCACCCGGGCGGTAACAATCCGGGAGAACGTCGATACCGGCCAGAAACTTTATCCCATTGCCTGGATGAATTGGGATAAGCGTAAGAACAGTTATCACGGGCAGGCGGTAGGAACCGGCCTGGTTCCGAATCAGATTTTCATTAACAAGATGTTTGCCATGGTCATGCTTAACCTTATGTACAACGCATTCCCCAAGGCAGTATACGATTCCAGTCTTATCAAGGAGTGGAATAATCAGATCGGGCAGGCTATTCCTGTTACTGGTGGGCAAGACGTTAACAAAGTGGCGGCATTCTTGCAGCCTGGGAATATGTCAAATCAGGTAATGCAAGTCATTGACGCGAGTATTAACTATACCAAGGACATGCTAGGAGCGTCAGACGCTGCCCTGGGCGACGTGAAGCCGGATAACCACGCGGCTATTATCGCAGTCCAGCAGGCGGCGGCTGTCCCCCTGGAGACAATCAAGGCCAATCTATACCAGTTCGTTGAGGATATCGGGTATATTTGGCTTGATATGATGGCAACGAAATACGGGAAAAGAAATATCTCGATTAGCACCAACGGGCAACGCCAGGTAGTGCCGTTTGACTTTAACCGGCTTAAAGATATGCGCTTAAAGCTCAAGGTTGATGTGGGCCCTTCCTCTTATTGGAGCGAAATTACTGCCATGCAGACCCTTGATAACCTGCTGCAAGCTGAGAAAATAAACTTCTTACAGTACCTGGAGAGGATTCCAAACGGTGTTATACCGCAAAAACAAGAGTTGATTGATGAAATAAAGCAGATCGAACAGCAGAAAGCCAATACTCCTCCGGTGCCGACTGACTTGCCGAATGTGTCAATCAGTATGCGAGACTTGCCTGTCAGTGGGCAGATCCAGGCGGCTGCAATGGCGGGGATTCAACTTAATCCGGAGGATTTTCAGACTATGCTTACAACACCGGAGCAACAAATGCCAGGGCAAGCACCGGGGCGAGTAGACCCGCAGCAACTATTAAGCCAACTGTCACCGGAGCAGCGGCAGGAGTTAGTGCAACTACCTCCCGATCAGCAGGCCCAAATAATGCAGCAAATGCAGCAGGCAATGGGAGGTAACGCATGAGAGGCTTGATCTGCGTACCTCATACCGGCTTTTTCCCTTATCAATTCGTTGTTGCCTGGACACAGCTACTATTTCATACCCGGCAGTTTTGCGATCAGCTGGACTTCCGCTTTGTTGGCAGTAGCCTAGTCTATGAGGCCCGGGAGCAGGCTGCCGAGCACTGCCTAAAAGAAGGTTATGAATGGCTGTTCTTTCTTGACAGCGACATGGAACCCCGGTTGGATACAATAGAGCGCCTTTTGAGGTGGGATAAACCGGTAGTGTCAGCGATGGCTTTTAAGCGGATGCAGCCGTATACGCCCTGCTTTTATCCCCGGGTTGAGTTTGACGGAGAGAAAGTACAGATACAGACTGCCGACGATTGGGCGGAGGGGCTTGCCGAGGTTGAGGGTGTGGGCATGGCCTGTTGTCTGATTAGGAGAGAGGTGCTTGAGCAGACACCGAAACCATTATTCTTCCCCATGCCGGTGCTTGCTGAGGATTTAGGGTTTTGTAAACGGGTGCGAGATGCCGGGTTTAAGGTTTACGTGGACACTTCCCTTTGTTGCGGGCATGTAGGATCCGAGGTTATCACCGACAGGCATTATAAAGAATATAGGAGGCTTATATGCTAATCGGGATGATGCTAGTCAGGAATGAGGCTGACCGGTGGCTTCGGCAGGTCTTGGAGCAGATGCGCCAAGTATGCGATAAAATCATCGTCCTGGACGATTGCAGCACCGACAATACGCCGAATGTCTGCCTCGAATACGGTGCTATTGTTTGTTACTCTCAGGAGCCCATATGGGCCACAAATGAGGTATCCCTGCGCAAGTTCCTGTGGTATATGGCTTCATTGGTAGCCAGGAACGGAGATTGGATTCTTTGTCTTGATGCTGATGAGACTATTCACAATATCGACCTCCTGCCTGCCTGCGTCAAGGCTGCCGAAGAGTGCGGCGCGGATGGGCTTGCGTTCAGTCTTTACGATATGTGGAGCCCAACGCATTATAGGTATGATGATTTTTGGAACGCCCATACCAGGGGTTGGGTAATGTGCGTCCGGTACGATGCCGGAAAGGAGTATACCTGGCGGGAAACCGCCCTGCATTGCGGCAGGTTACCGGTGAATTCCTGCGATCTGGTAAGTGGCACGGGGTTGAAAATTCAACACTGGGGGTGGAGTACGCCGGAGGACAGACAAACCAAGTATGAGAGGTACATAAAGGCTGATCCGGATGGTGAATATGGGATAATAGGGCAGTATCTTAGTATTTTAGATGACAATCCGAACCTTAAACCTTTTTTCAGTGACACAAACAGTAAAGAGTGGTGGGAGAACGAGTTTAAGGAAAATTGGAGAGTTGGCATAGATGGAGTAGAACAGACAAGATACTTTATGAAACGTATTCTGGAGGTGGTGAAATTCCCTGAAAATGCAACTGTTCTTGATTGGGGGTGCGCAATGGGGCAGGGCGTAGAAGAGCTGAATAAGGCAGGATATAACGCAGAGGGGTATGATTTTTCGGAAACCGCTATAAAAACAGCAAAGGGAATGTACCCAGGATACAATTTTACCCATGAGTGGCCCCAGAAAACCTATGACGCTGTAATAACGTCAAACTGTCTCGAACATTTTACTGATCCTGTAGTCCAAACAGAGGAAATACTAAAGTTATCTAACAAATATCTTGTTATTATGACCCCGTACAACCAAACACCGTCAGACGTTCACCCTGTAACGATAAACGAAAACACTTTCCCTCAAGAGTTAAACGGGTTTAGGTTGAAGCATAGCTGCATTGTACCGTCAAAAAATGTCCTATATGACGGGGGAGAACAAATATTGTTTGTATATGAGAGGTATATATGAGAATTCTCATAGCGGCTCCGGTTCGTCAGAAGGAAGAAATCTTCAAAGCATACCTGGAAAGCTTAGATAATCTCGAAATTCCAGAAGGGGCGGAGGTTAACAGGTTTTTTATTTTGCATAACAGCCCCGAACTGCTGCCGCTGATAAAGGACAAGTCTTTTTATGCGGAATACAACACGGATGAGCCATACAAGACAGACGAAGCTTCACATCACTGGACAAGCACCAACGTATCTCATGTTGCCGGAATGAAGAATTGTATCCTGGATTTTGCCAAACGAAATGATTACGATTATGTGTTTTTCGTGGACAGCGACCTTATCCTGCACCCGCGGACGCTGATTACTCTTCTTGATGCCAAGAAGGATATTGTCGCCGAGATAATTTGGACCCGCTGGACGCCGGATGACATCGAAGCCCCCAACGCCTGGGATTATAATATGTTTGAATTTAGACACGAGAAACGTCTGGAGGAATGGCGCGTGCCTGGTTTATACCCCATTGGCATGACCGGGGCCTGCATCCTGATCAGTAAGCCGGTTATTCAGGCCGGCATCAATTACGACCGGGTATACAATATCAGTTATTGGGGAGAGGACCGGCATTTCTGCATCCGGGCGGCAGCGCATGACTTCGGTATTTGGCTTGACACTCATTACCCTTGTATTCACCTTTATAGGGATAGTGAGTTAGAAAAGTATAAGCGAGGTGAGTTAAGAAATGGCTAAAAAGACAGGTGGCCATGGGCGGGAAGATACCTATGGGCAAAAAAGAGATACCTAAACCGTGTCAGGGCAGCAAAAAAGGCAAGTAACCACTTCGCAAGAGGTGGTTTTCTATTTACTCGAACGGCCCAACCAGAGGCCAAGGAAGGATGATATTAGTGGATGAACCAATTTTAAGCACTGCCACACCAACGGCAGACCCTACCCCAGCAGCACCGCCGAGTGATCCTGTAATACCAACAGATCCACCGGCGCAAGACCAGTCAACCGACCCGGCGCCAAGCGATCCGACACCGCCGCAGACCATTAAGATTAAGTATAACCATGAGGACAAGGAGATCCCTTATGATGAGGCTGTTCAGCACATTCAAAAGGGACTCAACTATGACAAGGTTTATGAGCGGTACAACGAGTTAGCCAATCACCCTGGTCTCGCCTACCTTAACGAGATCGCCCAGGCTAATGGCGTAACTGTGGATCAACTGGTTGGCCACTGGAAACAGCAGAATGAACAAGCAAGGCTGGATGAACTGATCCAAAATAATATTCCCGAGGATGTTGCACGGGAAATCATCGAGGGAAGAAAATTCCGACAGCAGTACACCCAGGAAAAAATGACCGCTGAGCAGCAACGGAAACAACAGGGTATGTATGTTGAATTTATTGAAGAGTTTAAGGATGTTAAGCCGGAGGATGTCCCGGCAGAGGTTTGGCAAGAGGTAAATAATGGCAAGTCATTGGTTGATGCATACACCAGGCATGAAAACCGGACGCTAAGAGATCGCCTTGCCAAGATGGAAGAAACTCTGCAAACCCGTCAGAAAAACGACCAAAACGCACAATCAAGCCCGGGTAGCGTTACCGGAAACGGCAGCGTACCAACGGGGTATTATTCCAAGGAGCAAGTTGAGAAGATGGATCCCAAAGATGCCGCTAAACCAGAGGTTTACAAGGCTATTATGGATTCCATGAAGCACTGGAAATAACGAAAGGAGAATTAAACTATGTCCGTAAATAATTTTATCCCGACCATTTGGACGGCGACAATGCTCAAAGAACGTGACCGCAAGCATGTTGCAATTAGCAACTGCAACCGAGACTATGAGGGTGAGATCAAGCAAAAAGGCGATAAGGTCAAGATTAACAGTATCGGTGATATCACCATCAACGATTACACCAAGAACAATTTCGCCACCGGGTTGACCCTGCAAACTCTGGATGACGCCTCCACCATGCTGGAGATCACCCAGGCCAAGTATTACCACTTCGCCGTTGACGATGTGGACAAGGCACAGGCCAACCAAAAAGTAATGAACGAGGGTATGAGGAAAGCCGGCCTTGGGCTTAACAACCTTGCTGATCAATTTATTTTCGGAAAGTACACCGAGGCCGGGAACACTGTAACCGCTACCGTAACATCGGCAAACATCATCAGTTCCCTTGCGGCTGCGATTCAAAAACTGTATGAAAACGATGTGCCGGAGGGTGAAGAAATCGCCTTCGAGGTATCGCCGCAGGTTTACACCAAACTTGTCCTGGCGAAAATCGTAAAGGATTACGGCAACACAAAAATCCTTGAAAACGGCAGGGTTGGGCAGTATCTAAACTGCACGATTTATCTGTCAAACAACGTCGTCCAGGTCGGCACTCTGAGTAATTGCCTGCTGCGGACCAAAGCGGCCATTTCCTATGCTGAACAACTAATTGACACAGAAGCCTACCGCCTGACCAGCGAAGGCTTTGGAGATGCCGTTAAGGGGCTGCAACTGTATGGCGCCAAAGTGGTCAAGCCCAAAGAGATTGTCAACCTGGCACTTACGACCTCCGCTGAATCCACAATTTAAGGGAAGGAGATAAATAACCATGACGCAAGCTATTACCGTATCCACTGCCGTTAGAGACGGCTCGGTTGACGTTACCCTACACGCTGCACAGTCGGCCAACACGGTTGATTTTTCCACCAAACAAAATGAAAAGATCGTGATTATCGTTCAGAATACCAATGATGCCGTTGCAGTAGAAACGGCAACCATTACCGTTTCTCCGGGCGGCTTCTGGCGTAAAGACCTGGGGACCCTGTCCGTTGACGTTGCGGACGCTAGTGTTTATAAACAGATCGGCCCCCTGGATTCCGCGAGGTTCAAGGGAACTAACGGCTTGGTTACCATCAATGTGGCCGTGACCCAGTCCGGTACCGTAAGTTCGGTCAAATTAGGGATCATTAATTTGCCGTAGAAAAAGGGGGCCTTCGGGTCCCCTAAATTCTTTAAAAGAGGTGAGGACTTGAAATACAGATTTTTTGGAGAACCGGGTTTGCATATAATGGATTCTGAAACAGGTCACCCGTTATATAAGTTTGATGATAACGGGGAGATTGTTTTAAGCGACGACAACCCTTTCCTTAAGCGGATGATGAACCATTACCAACATGAGCCGGTGGAACCAGTTGCTGTTAACGCGCAGCCGGAACAGGATGTCACTGCCGAGCCATTTAAGTTTAACTGCCGGAAGTGTAGTTTTGAAACCAATAACCACGGGGCATTTCTGGCACACTGCAAGAAAGAACATCCGAAAGAGGTGAAGTAAATGACTAATCAACTGGAAGCAGTATTATACAATCAAGCGGCAAACGGGTGGGTGGCAACGGACAGCAAAGACAACGCCCTGGCAACTGCAAGTAAGGCCGCTGCCACTGATAAAACTCACGTTCTTACCGGCGTTTTTGCAAGCTTCAGCGCTGCGATCACAAAGTTACTTCAAATCAAGGATGGCTCCACCGTGATTGCCGAGCACTATATTGTTAATGCTGAGTTTATACCTTTAAATATCAAAGGAACAGCCGGAAATGCCGTGTCTGCTGAATTGGCGGCATCCGGTACGGGTGGAACGATTGGGAAGGTGAATATTACCGGGTTTACTGTTTAAGATGAAAGGTGGGGCATATTATGACTCAAGAGGTCAAATGCACCGACTGCGGTTATGTCCTGGCAACTATTAACGCCAGGGATAACAAGATTAAATTTACTATGCCGAATGACCCTCAGGAATATCTACTATCAAACACAGCGCATTTGTTAATATGCCCCGGCTGTGGAATGGAAAATAAGATTTATTAATCACTCCCCAGGATAAAGAGAGGGGGTTTTTATTTTGACCTCAGACGTAATTATTAACCACTGCTTAAAAGCTATTGGCGAGGATGACCCTGTCACTCCGGTTGAAATGACCCGGGTTGAGTGTCTTCAACTGATCAATCTGTTTTATCAGAACGAGATCGGGGAACGTCTCAAAAACCTGCTCTCATATACTTATGACGCTAGCGATGGAGCTCACACAATTACTTTGGGTGTAGCAACATTGCCAAGTGATTTTCTGCTTCCATCCAGGGTGTATGACGGAGACGCGGAGACTGACGACCCACTGGAACAAATTTTTGATATCGAAAATAAGGTTGCTGACACGGATACAACATCACAATATATGATTCCAAATACAACTCAGTTATGGATTTTCGGCATAACTCCGACTAACACCATTAAGTTTTATTACTACATTAAGCCGACTGCCTTGACCGATAGCGCGGCATCGTCGCCAACTGCGTTAAAAGAGAAATTTCACCTTGACCCGTTTGTCGTGCATATCAAAGAAACATATGCCATGAGAAACAATGACCTAGCAGACATGCTGGACTTAAAGACGCTTAAATTGGATATCCTTGACGCCATTGAACAGGCGCACAGCGTAGAAAAGCATGATGATAGTGATATTATCATAAGAGATGTTTATGGGGTGTCGTAAATGACATATGATCGCATAGTAAAGAGGCAAGGCCGAAACCGCAGTCGCAATAAACAACCCCTGCCAATCGAGCAAAAGGATTGGCGAGGGGTTAACTATGTAGACGACATCTACACCATGCCGCCGCAACAGCTGCCATTTGCCCAAAATGTTGACCTGGGAGCGCCGATTGGAGCAATATCCAAGGTGGCAGGGTATGAATCCCTGTTTACCTCCCTTGGCGCGGGGAAGATTTTGGGCCTTCACACCTGGGAGCACTCTGATGGCGACAAACTGATCGCGGCCTGGGACAAGTACCTTTACCTGCTGTCCGGCGCCTCTGGTAGTATCGCCAAGACTTCACAGGCAGATTGGGCGGCGGGCACTGGCGTTAATCTTGACCTTACCACCAGTTCCGGTGACGTGAAATTAGCAAAAACAGGTGTTGACTTTTCTCACGCTGATACTACTACAGCAGATTTCAATGGGACTCATTCCAATACCGTAGCCATTACTAATTCGGTAGCGTTGGGTACGCAACCGAATACATATGGCATTACTTCATTGGGTGGTACATCGGTTGATGCAACCGGATCATCTTTTGAGATCGGTTGGAAATTCACGGTTGGAGCAAGTAATATAGTAATTAATAAACTGAGAATATTTGCGCCTTCTAGTGGTAGTTATACTATTAAACTCTGGCGGGTATCCGACCAAGCATTACTTAGTAGTGTTGTGGTAGCGGCAACCGGTGGCGCGTGGACAGAAGGGGCTATTGCAGAAATAACTCTTAGTGCTAGTACGGCTTATGTTGTATCGACAAACATGATTGCCCAAGAAATGAGATATAGCCTTTCTGCTTCCTGTTCTTTTTATTCCGGTATAACTTTCAATAATGGCATGTGGGCAAATAATAATGGAGTATATCCTTCTATTGCCCAAGGCAATGTTGTATTCGGGATAGTGGATATATGTGTAAAAATAACCAGTTATTATTCTTCAGGAACATATACGCACACCGTTCAGGATGTAAGCAGTGCGGTTGTGGCAAAAACGGCAACTATTACTTTTAATAAAACAACCCCGGCAAATACTACTTGCACCGTGGAAGTGAACGTTTCCACGGATGGTGGGTCTACCTGGGGTGGTTGGGTGGCTAAAAACTCCGGAGATACGATTATTACGGCAGGAACTACCGTTTCAAACTATCGGGTGCGGTGGAGGTCTAATTTAGCGACTACCGATCCGGCTTCTACGCCTTCACTTGATGACGTGACGGTAAGCGTCACCACGGCTTATTATACCTCAGGTAGCTGGATTTCTATAGCCCTTGATATGGCAAATACTCCTATTACGGCGGTGTTGTCATGGGTACAGACTACCCCAGCAGGAACTTCCGCAACGTGGTACGCCAGGGGGTCGAGTAATGGGACGGTGTTTGGAGATTGGCAGGAGATAACTGTCAGCGGTGGATCCATACCGTTACTAAGATATGTCCAGATTAAATTCCTACTTGCAGGAACGATTGCAGCAACCCCAATAGCAAGTAGTCTCTTGATAAGTTATTCCACCTCATACACGCAGGCCAACAGGCTTGACATAACCCCTCTAGGTAGGACCAGCAACCTACTAACAGGGAATCGCGTGAGGATGCAGGACTATAACAATATGTGCTATTGTGCGGATGGACTAAGACCTTTTGTTTTATATGTGGACGCTACCACGGCGGTAACAGGTACGGCGCAAGCAGGTACGACAAATACTATCAGGCTTGCAGCCGGGGCCAGTGCAGCAAACGACTTCTTTAACAATGCGCTCGTAACGATTACCGGGGGGTCTGGGGTCGGACAGGTACGGTTTATCTCCGATTATAACGGCACGACAAAGGATGCTACCGTATCGGTTAACTGGACAAACCTACTTACAAATAACCAGGCCAGTATCGAAACTGATACAACGGGATTTGCGGCTATGAGTGGGGCTACAATTAGCCGTGACACAACTGAGCATTGGAACGGCACGGCTTCGCTGAAAGTCGTCTGCCCCGGTTCTGTTCTCTATGAAGGCGTGTACACAACAAATATTGTAGTTTCCCCCTCTACAGTGTATACCGGTAGTTTCTGGATAAAAGCCACTGCCGGTAAGAGCCTTACGATTCAACTGACAGACGGCGTAATAGAGACCCATGTATCATTCACAGCAAGCGGTATATGGGAGCGGAAGGAAATTACCCATACGGTTTCCGCTTCGAGCACTGCATTGGCATTAAGGTGTTATACCGAGACTAGCATACAAGCCGTTACATTTTATTTGGACGGCCTTCAGATTGAAAAGAGCAATATAGCAACCGATTGGGCATTAAGCCCTGACGCCACCTCCACCTACTCTATCAGTTCTGCGGTGAAGGCACGAAAGGCGGGGGTAGATCCTCCAGGAACTGCTCCAACACTTGCAGATTCAACGGTAGCAGGGACACCCAACGGGGTTTATTACGGCAAGATTACCTTTGTCAATGCGGATGGTTACGAATCCAATCCATCAGCCGCCTCTGCCTCGTTAACCGTAGCCAGCAAAAAAATTACTTGGACCGCTCCGGTAGACGCTTCAGCCGGTAATACCACGGCTTCGCGTAAATTGTACCGTACTAAGGCTGGCGGCAGTGTTTACTACTATGTGGCTACTATCAGCGACAATACTACTACGGCTTACACGGACAATATAGCGGACACATCTTTAACCGTTCTGATGGAGGACAACAACAATATCCCGCCAAACGCCTCCATTGTGTACATGTTTATGGAATATATGTTTTATGCTAATGGTAGTGATCTATGGTTCTCGAAGGTTGGAACGCCGGAGCAGGTACCCAATATTACCGGGGATATGCAGGTCAATACCCTGCCGAGTACAATATTGGACATCAAGAGCAATCCAATGGCGCTTATTCCGCAGGGTGAGAACTTTATCGCGCCGATCACAACGAATACCGGCTTTATTTTTGACTCTGACCCTACCGTGGACACCACGATGATGAGGTTGATTGATAAAAACGGATCGTTATCATTTGAAGCGTCTGATATTTGCATTGACCCGCAACTGCGATCTATTCTGGTATTTCCAACCAATACGGGAGTAAGGACACTTCTCCCCGGTTTACAAGATGGAAGTATAGAATCTACGCCGATGTCCCGGAATATCCAAGACTACTTTGACCGGACGGTTAACCGAACAAATATGGCTGGAGTATTCTTTAATAGCTACTATCTCATTTCAGTGGAACATCACAACCCCGACTTGTTGGTAAACGAATACCTGACTTTTGCCTATGATTTCAGGACTAGCGAGTGGTACGGACCGTGGACGTTTGGATGCTCCTGCTATATTATTTCTGCCGGCGTTCTTTACGCTGGCGACCCGGCGGTGGGTAAGGTCTACCGAATGTTTACGGGAAGTTCCAGTGATGGCGCAAACCTAAAAATGATCGCTGATTTACCGATGGTATCACCAGGCGGAGAGAATAGGACGTACAAGTTTAATAAATTCATGCTGATGTTATCGGACGACAGCGACACGAGCGTAACGATAGTCAAACCGAAGGTGGATTCCAGGGAGGCAACTGTCACCCTAGGTACTCTTACCGATACGTTCACGGGAGATGTGCGTCCGGGCCATAATAATCTGCGGTCGAAGAAGTACAAAATCCCCTTGTCGCGTGGGAACACGTTGTCCTACCGGATTGAGGACGATTCGACGCATCCGATCTCGATTCAGAAGGTTATCACGGAATGCGAAGTTTTGCCATTGAAAAGGTAAAAGGTCGCCTTTCGGGGCGACTTAAATTATATAAAAACGGAGGTGTTTTAAAATGGCATTAACTTCCTCATATAATCCTGCAATACCTGGGAGCGATTGGTATAAAGCAAATATTTTACAAAAACCTGTAGGAACACAGACAATAGCAAATACGGCTATTGGCAATACAGCCAGCGGCGCAAATATGGGTAATGTTATGCCGGATTGGTTGAATACCGGGATCCCGGATTGGCCTGGGCAATATACTGGGGGATACGGGACTAATCCAGCCCAAACAACTCAACCAGCCCAAACAACTCAATATCCAATGTTTCCAAAGTTAGATTACACGGTACCAACAGCCCCTGGTTTATCTTGGGAAGAATCTCGAGCACGGGCAAAAGGTATGTTTCAACCCCAATACGAACTTGCCAGAATGCGTAGCGAAAAACAGTTTGCCGATCAGCGCGCGAGACTTCCACAGTTCCTTGCAGCCAGAGGGTACCTCAAGGGTGGAAAGCGGGAGGCTGGGGAAGATAATATAACGCAAGACCAGGCCATGACACTAAACCAATTAGATACCGACTTTGCAGCAAAGGAACAACAGGCGGCAAATGATATTTATGTCAATGAACAGGGATCAGCTAACAGAATGCTTCAGCAACTTATTGACCAGAAAAATAACGAAAATCAGGCGGCTCTCCAAAAGTGGAATACGGAATACAATGCAGCATTCCAGGGAGGTCAGAACGATAAAACTAGATCAACTCAGAGTGATATTCTGAAAAATGAAACGTTAATGAAGTGGATTGACTATTTCCTTGGTGGCGAGTAGGGGAGGGAATATAAATGGCAATGGATTTTTCGCAATTTGATCCTGACATGCAGAACACGATCAAGCAGGCACAGCAGATAGCTGGATTAATTAAGACCCAGCGCAGTCAGCAGAGAACGCAACCGATTACGAGTGCGTTGTCTGGGCTGGGTGAACAATACAAATCTGCCCAGACCGACGAACAGCGCCAACAGGCAAACAGTTTGGCAAATATGACACGCGCCAATTATCTCCAGGGTGGCGGTTCTCCGTCTGAGTTACCTTCTCAGTATTGGGGCAGTGACCCAGGTCAGGGATTCCAGACCTCAGAAGGATTCCAGGCTCCCATTACAGGTTACGAGGGGTTAAAGCGGGCTGATGCCATATCTAACAGGCGGCAGTCGTTATCTGACCTATTTGAAAAACAGAAGTGGCAAGCCACCCCAGAAAGCCAGGATTGGTATCTACCAGCAGCCAAACAGCAGGCAGAGGCTACTCTTGCGAATACACGTAGAAGCGCGAATGCGCCGTATGGTGGGGGTGGTGGCGGTGCAAGTAAACCGAGCCAAACAGTTACCGACCGGGGGAATTATGGATCTGCCCTACAAGGTGTAGGAGACGCCCTTGCAGCCCTTAGCGGTGCTATGGGAGGTCAGCCATATGCAGACAAGTATTCTACCGAATACGGAGTACTAGCTCCCGTCCAAGTTATAGAAAAACAGATCAACACACAGAGGCCACAACTAATTTCACAGGGAATTGACCCGGACAAGTTAATCAATGAGGCGTACCAAATGGCCTATGGTAAAAATAAGAAAGATTACTGGGATTCAGCAAATGGTGGTGATTAAATGTCTTGGGACTTTACAGGTGGGATAGGTTCTAGTATCAATGAAGAAAAGAAGAAAAAAAGTTCCTCCTGGGATTTCACTGGTGGATTAGACTTTTCTTCAGTCACAGAAAAACCGGTAATATCCTATATCCCGGGTGAAGGATCCCCCGAGATAAAGCGGCTGGCCAGTGAATTGTTCGTCGATGCACCAGCAGCACCACCGGAACCTAGTCGGCCATTTTTTGAGCAGGTTGCTAATTTTGTCAAAAATCCCATGAATGAGATCCGTTATTTTAACCGCAAATCAGAGCAGCAGTATGAACCGGTAAGGCGAGAGTTGTATCCCCAGCTATATCCCGAGCCAGGAGCGCCGGCGCCGCAAGGCTCATGGTTTGAGCGTACAGGCCAGGCCGGGTCGGAAGTCATGGGCATGATGGATAGGCCCGACAAGGTAACAACCGGAAGTAAATTCGGTGATATCTCGGCTGACTTGGCTGGTGGACTGATGGGATTTGCCGGTAACCCTGCCAGCGCAGGGGCGAAGTTATGGGGCGGTACGGAGCAGGCCATTAGCGGAGCCTTGCCGCTTATCCCCAAACTTAACGTACTTCCGGCGATAGCACAGACCGGCTTAAAGATGGGCGCGACCACGCTACCTTACGAGGCAACCAGGGCTATAGCTAACGACAGACCGTTTGACGCTGGCGAGGCTGGAACTGCGGCGGCATCTAATGCGCTGCTGGGTATGTTGTTGCATGGCGGCGGGAAGGCGCTGGCATCGTTCAAGAGGCCGGGAGAAGTTCCGGGGGTAGAATCTACCCTGCCAATACCGGAAGTTCCTCCTGGGGTAAATACAGCGCCGCAAAAATCGTTTACTTCTCTTCGTCTCCCAGGTACCGAAAAGACTGCAATGGATCGCCTTAATGAAGGAATCCAAGAGGCACAAAACTACGTCAAGCACAATGATGTTCTTGCAGCGTACCCCCCGGGGACAACTGTTGAAGCTGCTTTTGCTGATATAAAAGCAAATACTGGTATTGACTTGCCGGGGCTTATGAACGATGTCGAGGCAATACAAGGTAGGCCGGGATTACGGCAGCAGGCGGCAAATGAGGCGCAGTTTAGCAGACTTGGGCAGGCAGCGGGGGCGATACCGGAACTAACCAAGTTTGTCGGACCTGGCCGTGAACGCATAATCGGCGGGTCGCCCTCTTTGAGAGTTACACCTCCGATGGCGCAACCTGTAAAGGGGGGATTACCGCAGGGGGATGGTTTACCCCTTGGCCACCGCATTCCTGAGAAAATGGAACCCCTGGCAAATGGTCAGCGCGTACGTAGCCTTGGGGTAAGTACGGCAAAGGCCGAGGGTACGCCCCCGGAAGTGCAGCGCGGTTTAATTAATGAAATGGTTCCCGGTGGCCGCGGTGCTTACGATGTTCATAACAATGAAGGAACCATTCAATTAGCAGAAAGAATAATCAATACCGATATGCGCCAGGCTGAAAGGTCTGTCCGGGAAAACCCAGGGACCGACTTATCAAACACCGTTGCGCTGAAACTTGTTCAGAAGGCAAACGCGGAAGGACGTTTTGAGGACGCCACAGATTTAATTCAGAACATATCACAGACGGCTACTACTCAAGGCCAGGCCATTCAGTCTTTACGCCTTTGGGGGAAGATGACCCCGGAGGGAATGCAGAAGCATTACGTCAAAACGATAAGTAGCATCAATCGCGATCTTGAAAATACTTCCGGTAAGTTAACCCAAAAAATTCAGGTTAAACCTGAAATCATGGGTGACATCAAAACCCGTATGGAACAGATTGGCAGTATGTCCGATGGTAGGGACAAAGACATTGCCATAGCCAAGACCCTTGATCTTATTGCAGCACAGGTTCCCGTTCCATTCCTGCGTAAGGTGGCCTCAATCCAGACTATGGCCCAGCTTTTGAACCCCAAGACGGCAATCCGGAATATAGTTGGTAACTTTGGATTTGCCGGTATGGAAAATGTCAGTGGCGTTGTCGGTGCTGGCGTTGATAAGGCACTATCACTGGCGACCGGCCAGCGTACAAAAGTATTGCCGAGCCTTGGCGCACAGGCGAAGGGATTCAAGCAGGGGTGGAAGCACGGCCTGGAGGACGCCCTTTTAGGGGTTGACACTTCCGGCTTAACTGGAAAGTTTGATATTCCACTGGGCAGGACATTCCGCAAGGGCCCGTTAGGGTTTGCGGAAAAGGCACTCAATATCGAATTGAGAGCATCAGACCGGGCGTTCTATCAGGGGGCCTATGAGGAAAGTCTGCTTAATCAGATGAGGGCGGCGAAGGTAAACGCGCCAACCGAGGAAATGAGAAATGTCGCCCACCTGGACGGATTGTATAAAACATTCCAGGACGATAACGGTTTAAGCAAATTGTTCGTAGGGATAAAACAGTTACTAAACAAAGTAACCGGTAGCAAGGAATTTGGCGCAGGTGATTTTATTGTCAAATATCCTCGTACCCCGGCCAACCTTTTGATGCGTGGGATTGATTATTCCCCGGCTGGATTTGTCAAGACCATCCTGGAAGCAGCAAGACCACTTGTCAAACAGCAGTTTAATCAGAAGGCTTTCGTTGAATCGTTCTCCCGGGCACTCGTTGGTTCTGCCGCTTTATTCGGTACCGGTGCGCTCCTGCATAAATTAGGAATCATTACTGGTAGACCGCCAGAAGATCGTGACTTGGCCGAACTAAATAGGGAACAAGGATTTGGCGAATACCGCATTAATGCCTCGGCCTTAAAGCGTCTGGTGTTTGGCGGTGACACGAAAACGCAAAAGGGCGACGCCATCGTTAGTTATGACTGGTTCCAGCCCCAGGCGATCCCCTTGGCTATCGGCGCAGACGTAGACGCCAATAAAGGAAGCGCAGCTGGACTTGCCGGAACCATCCTGCAAGCCCTGGGAACGGGTATAAACGCCTTTGCAGACCAGCCGGTAGTGCAGGGTATCCAAACCCTTTTTGGCGGTGGCTACGGCAACGCTGAACAAGGATTAATCAAGGTCCTGGAAGGTGTTCCAGCGTCGTTTATCCCAACACTATTGAATCAGGTTAAGCAACTATCCGATAATCAACGACGTGAGACTTACGACCCAAACAAAACACAGGAATCACTTAACAGGGCTGGAAACAAGATCCCCGGGTTGGCCGGTAATCTCCCGAGAAAATACGGCACTCTTGGCCAACCACTGGAAACGTATCAGGGTGGAAGCAACAACCCGTTCAATGTATTCCTGAACCCTGCATTTACAAACCAGTACAATCCATCCCGCGAGGTGGGCATGGTAAATAAGATTTACGAGCAGACCGGGGAGACAAGTCAAATCCCCCGGGTGATGCCGAAGAAGATCACCGTAAGCGGCAAGTCGTTTGTTTTGTCCGGACAGGAATATTCCGATTATCAACGTCTTGTAGGGGAATTAACGCAGAAGGGCTTTGCAAAGATGTCTGAAAACATGAAGCCTGAAGAGGCGGTTAAGAAGATGCAGGGGATAATGGCCGATGCTAACGAAGTGGCTAAAACGCAGATATTGAAGGCCCGGGGTGAACGGGTTTACAAGAAAGGTGGTGGGATAGCAGTAAGAAAATAGCTAGAAACCCCAAAGATTATCCACATATGGACCGTTAAAGTGCCCCATTAGTGCAAAAAGGACTAGCATAAAAGCTAAAGCGATTATAGAACCAATCCACCTGATTTCTAATAGTTGTCCAGCTTTTTCTTTAATGCGGTTTATAACAACAAAACCCATTTCAAAACCATAAACCAAGAAAGCTAAGACAAAAAGGGGCCACAGTGGATATAGATAATCCTTCATTTTCAACGACCTCCTTTATGGAGATTATACGCCTAACATCGTATTCAATGCAAGAGGGGAGGAATAATTTCCTCCCCTTCTTAGTTGGTGCAGGCCCCGCCCAGGGGGTGGCCCCGGCGGGTTTTAACAGAGATCAAACCTCTGTTGCCTGCTCCTAAATAGTACCATCTTTGCCGGGAGGCGTCCATGTCAAACGCTTCCTTTTTGTAAAATTATACCAGGGGGTGGACAAGACGACGGAGCAAAAAGAAATATTCGCTCTGTTAGTAGAAAACATCCGGCTATTTGACCGGATCATAACTAATACGGATGAGTTAAACAAAAGGTTAGTAACCGCTTTCATAGTGGCAATGCTAGCCTTTTCGTTTACTATCATGGGTACCGCATGGTTGTATTTCAAGACAGATTACCAGTATCCAGAGCCACCAGCAGTAACCCAAACACAAAGCAATAATCAAAACGTAAACGATAATAAGAATGGAGGTAATGAATAATGCCAAAGTATCCCAAACTACCGAAACCCAAAAAACCCATAAAACCCCCAAAGGAGTAGGAGGACCCATAATGGACTGCATTAACTGCAAGCTCGAAAAGCGGATGGATGCTGCGGAGAAAGACATTGATAAATTACAGCGGGGCCAGGGTGCCCAAGATGTCAACGCCGGGAAAACGGAAGTGACATTGCAGTATATCAAGATAACCCTGGACGATGTGAAGAAGAAGATTGACAAGATAACCGAAACCCCGCGTAAGCGTTGGGATATCGTGGTTAATACGTCAATTGCCGGGGTTGTAGCGGCTATTGTCGCGGCGGTAATGGCTGTAATAATAATAAAATAGGGGGTTATTTATGGCACTCGTGATTATTAATCCTGGACACTTTGACAACCTTGACCCTGGAGCCGTCGGAAACGGTATCCACGAGGCCGACATCAACGTAATCCTATGCGGTAAGATTGCCGCTAAATTGCCAGCATACGGCATTGACAGCGTTATTGTCCATGAAAACAAACTGGCTGATATTTGCATCGCGGCCAACGTTTACCCGGAGGCTGATTTCTTTTTGAGCATCCACGTCAATAGCGCAGTAAGTGCGGATGCAACCGGTTTTGAGAGTTTCACTTACCCGGGTAGCCAGAAGGCCGATAATCTTCGCTTCTACGTACACACTGAAGTCGCTAACTTTTACCGGCAGTATGGTTTTATGGATAGAGGGAAAAAGACGGCCAATTTTGCTGTTCTGCGGGATACATCCATGCCGGCCATGCTTTTCGAGAACCTTTTCATTAGTAACCAATTTGATGCTGCGAAACTAAAGGATGGCTCCTTCCTTGATGGCTTGGCCGGCGCCTACGCCAAGGGTATCGCCCGGGCGCTTGGTTGTGCTTGGAAAGGGGAAGTGGAAGCCGTGGTCCCGGATTGGGCCAAAGATAGTGTAATGTGGGCCGTGGCGCATGGTCTTGTTGTTTCTCCGGAGAATCGAAGCGAGGATTTTTATGCGCTTATCCGGGTGCTGTACGAGTACGATAAAATGAAAGGATGATCATGATGTGTTGCCCTGAATGCAATGCCAAGATGATCCCCATTATTACCCCACATTACAGTAGTATTATGCTCTGGGAGTGCCCCCGGTGCGGAATGCGCTACGACTTTAGGACAGCACAAATAATTAGAGTTGCAGGTGATGCAAATGCATCCCGATCTTCGTCTGAAACTTGAATATCTAAAATATCTTAAGGAGGAATCACCTATGGGAGACGAACAACCCCAACCAAAGAAACTGGATGCCATTGACTACACCCTTATTGCGGGTTTCCTGGTTGCCCTCGTAACTGTATGTATCATGATGATACAGATCCATGATGTACCAGTACTGATGCAAAATATCTTCTGGGCATTGGGCATGGCTCTGGGCATGAAACGAGTGCCGACAACTTAAATTATTCCACCCCTGCCCCCTCTTCGGAGGGGGTTTTTCTATTTTATGCTTGATCTATAGTTGTATCTGTAGTAGAATATAAACAAGATAACTTCATGGAAGGAGATGGTTGCATGAACGAACTAATCACCCGCACCGTGAAAATAGAAACAACCGCAGAAGCGGTCAGAAAATGCAAATCATATGCCGCGTTAGAAGGGATAAAGTCAGTACAGCGCCTATTGGGTGAGTTGATGGAAAAATGGATTGATGAGTACGAGAAGGATAAGGAGGGGGAGAAATGATCAGAAGTAAAACCAACGTCTTTGTAGATGACAATTTAACCCTCAAAATTACGGTGAATAACCGGGAAAAGGAAGCTATCCTTGATGCCAGTTCTTCGATGTTTGTAAACTACTGTGAGATTGACAACGAGGCGTACGGAGTGACGCTATTCCTAAACTATGCGCAGGCCAAGGAGCTTGCAGAGGGGATACTGGCACGGTTAGATGAGATGAAGTACAAGTCTTAACCCCGCCCTAACAACCTGGCAATCCAGCCGGAAAGGAGTAATAATGGCAACTTCGGTTATAGGATACCCGCAAGAAACAACTTTTTGCCCAAACTGCGGATCATCCGACATTGAAACGAACGATAAGTGGGACCAGGACGGATTAATGATATGTAAAAAGTGTAAATGCAGGTGCTATATAATCATGGCAGACGATGAGTAATTAGCCAAACATGCGCCACCACGGGCGCAGAGTAGAGGGGAAGTGAGTAGGTTGAACGAAAGCGATAGATTAACGAAAATGTTATATCTGGCGTGGGCATACGGCAATTTAAAGTGTGACGAACAGGATATATACAAGATTCCAAAAATGTCAGACGAAGAATTAATTAGCGAGTGTACTGATGCGGGTATGTGTGTAGGTTGGGAATAAAGGGGGATTAGAACCACCAGCGCCAAAAAGGGCGATTTTTCTTTGTCTTTTTTTCCATCTCCGCAACCTTCCCCCAAACCGACGCGATTCCTTCCTCCTGCTTCGTTAGCCTTCCGCGTAACTCCTCGATTTCTTCTTCATTCCTTTTGGCTTCTTCCTCGTACCACAGTTTGACTTCCTCAACCATCTTCCTTGTTTCCGCGTTTTCTGCTTCGTTCCTGTTAATCACTTCCGCGATCATATCAAGTAGGGATTGTCGCGTAACCAGCGCATAGGATTCAGGCGGAAGGACGTCCACCTCGACTTCCCTGTTGGCCTGGTAGTCAATTACAGCCTGGGCAGGTATGCGCCATTCCTCGGTTTTCTTGCCGGGTACTTTTTTGCAACCGGGAAATTTTTCAGCGGCACAAAGTAGGGTGACATTCTTGGGGCTACAACCTAATATTGCGGCGGCTTCTTTGGCTGTGAGGTAGTGCATTTATGACACCCTTTCATATCTTAAAGTTATCCACAGATCGGCATGATGATATTAGTTAACTCATTATTAGTAATAAAGATCATTATTAGTAGTGTCCGATTTTCCCGATACGGATAAACCGGATACGGAAAACCCGTATACGGTAGAAGTCCTTATACATCAACGGTTTGCGGGTTTTCATAGACAAGATATTCACAGCCTGCAAGTCTCCCGCGACTGTCGCGCAGGTCCATCCTTTTAACATATCCACAGGCAGCCAGTTCCTTTAGGCCAGAGTATACAGAATCCCTGCCGTCAGTTGATTGCTTGATTA